AAAAAACTCCCCCGCTGCGAATCGAACGCAGATTGCCTGGTTAACAGCCAGGAATATTAACCATTATATGACAGAGGATGTGATATGATACACGCTCTTTCGAACCAGAGCCTTAATCTGGCGCCTTCACGAAATTATTATGTCTGTATTCTTTAAGTAAGGATGATCGTTCCGATACTACTCGTACTTGTACTCGTACTTGTACTCGTACTCGTATTCGCACGCACCAGGAAAAAACCCGAGTATAAGTGTTTTCTTCTGACCCTGGAAACGTCCGCCGACCGACGCGAAAAGTTTCTCGATCACTACGATAGTTCCGTACCTCTAGAAATCATATACGGCACAGATACCAGGAAACTCGAAAACGCCAAAAAGTACCAAAAAATCATCGAACCGAACTATTACCGCGAGGCTTTGAAACTCCACTATAACGCGAACAAAACGCGTCCGGATATTACCTACTTCAATTTAGGGGCTATTGGGTGTTATATGGGCCACATGGACTTTTACCGAAGGTGTTTCGATCAAAACCTCAAGTACGCGGTTATTTTCGAAGATAACGTCATCATAAAAGATAAGCGCGTTTACCGAGAAATTCAAGATGTCATAAACAAAAAGGGCGACGATTTCGAAATGTGTTTCTTCCACTGCTTATCGAGGTACCCCGATGAAGAAAAACCCGATAAAAGTGGTCTCGAACGTGTTAAATGGATTTCGAGTACTAAGTGTTACCTCATACACGTCGATAACATGAAAAAGTACTACAAACACTTTTTTCCAATAGATAACCACGTCGACATGAAACACGAAGATATAATCGCACGGGGTGCGCGTGTTTACTACAAGGATCTCAGACACTGTTTACACATCGACCGTACCCATAACAGTACCATTGGACACAGTAATTGGGGGAACCGAAAGTTTTTCTCGAAACGGTACCCCACGGCAACTACAGATGTTCTAGAATACGGATGGTAGTGTACACTAGTTCCAAGGTATATCTTGAGGACGATAACGACACCCAATTTTTAAAAAGTCAACAAACTTTCTAAATTCTGGTTCCGGTGTTTCCATAGTTTCCATAGAATCGAGTATTTCACCCACGTACCTATTATACGCTTTGTGTCCGCCTCTGTGCGTGTGTCTGTTCGTTCGTAAATTACCAATAATGTCACGAGGCATCATGATTATGTTTTCACTCGCGTGAATATCGTAGTTTACCTTTTCCACGACCGGGTGGCTTTTGAACTGTGCTGGTATAACGTGATGGTCCTCGACGTTACGTACGTTCCATCGAACCTTAAACGCGCGTCGAAGAAGTGACCCGTACCGCATGTTACTATCGTCATACAAATTTATACCGTACCGCATCATCGAGTCTTCGAGTTCGTCAACCTCATCCCATGCCGTAAAACACTCGTCCGTCGATTTCTCCGCACACGTATCGTGGGCGTACTCTATAGCCTCCTTAAACCGTAACCGAAGACGCGCATTATCGCGACGTTTAAACCCGAGGTTTGGTTTCTTAGAGTACGTACCTTCGAGAACGTTCTTACGGATCTGATCGCGTTTATACTCTGGAGTGTGTGCACAAGACCAACACTTCATATAGTATATATGGATGTATTTTTTAAGCGTGTGTAACTTAAAGAATAAGTGTGTATACTATATAGGTTCCCGTAGTGAAATGGTCATCACATAGTCCTTATACTTTTTAAAGTATGTCAAGTTATGATTTAGTTCATAAGTTCGGAGTTAAGACTATATCCCGGGATCGATACCCGGCGGGAATATCACTTTTTACATATGTGTCCCATATGTAAAAAGTTAAACCTGTTCTTCCGAGTTGTACGATTTTAATTCTACCGAAGGCCTCGATGATATAGGTGTACCCGGTCGCTTTTTGAGTAGCCAGTTTTTGAGTACCGCGTTCCTGTGGCTACTCGTATCTTCACCATAATTAATAACGCTCAAACCGTTACACACGTCGGGTTTGTTCTCCTTATTGGGAAACGCTTCGTTAAACGCATCGATACTCTCGGAAGGTATATCAGGCGCCTCGTCGAGTAATCGATCGTACTCGACGCGGATTTTGTTCACGAAATCCAAAACGTCCTCGCGGTGTTGCGTTTCCAATGAAAGTTCCATGTCTATGTTCCTATACAGTTTAGAGTACTGCACAGACATGACCGAGTGCATTTCCATAAACCGCGCGGAATTGTTAAACTTAGATATAGATGTAAGTATACCCGCAATAACGTTCATGAACGCAAAAAAGTATTGGAAAATAATGATCTTTTGTTTTTGATCGTTCGACATACTATTCGTATCGGGACTCAAAACCGCAAAACCACCAACACCCGTAATGCTCGATATAATTATAGACGGGTACGATAACCAATCGTGCTGACGTTTATATAAAACGCGGGCGTGATTGTGTAACCACCTGTAACCGGCAGCCTTTTCGGCCCAACGTTTAAGAAGGTTTTCCTGGTTTGGACACCATTGGTGTTGTTCCGGTTTATCCATACATTTTCTTAGAAAATAAGTACGCATACTCACGCGCCAAGTTATCGACACGTTCGTTCTTCTCGTTTCCGTTGTGTGCCTTAACCCATCTCACGTCGACCGTTTCGAAAGTACGCATGAGTTCCAACATACGTATCCATAAATCCTTATTCTTTACCTCACCACCCGAAGCTGTTGTCCAACCGTTCCGTTCCCAGTTCTTAGACCATTCGAGTAATCCCATTTTTACATAGTTACTGTCCGTATACACGCGGACCCTATCGTGTTTGAGTTCCAAACACTTCTCGAGCGCTTTTATAACCGCCGTCATTTCCATTACATTATTCGTGGTAATATTAGCACCACCCGCGTTTTGTTCGTTTTCTAGTATATATGCCCAACCACCGGGTCCCGGGTTACCGAGACAACTTCCGTCCGTATAGACTTCTATCATATTTACTTACTATAATCTCGTTTATATTCTTTATGTTTCATTGTCTTTGTTTTCGTCTTCGTAATATGATTTTGGAATACACCAATACATCATTCTATCGAAATTCATATATAAAACACCAAACGCGGAAAATGCTATTATTATTTCGTAAATAGTCTCCATATGTATTTATATAAGTAACTTAAAATTTTATTTCCTTATATACTAAATAAAATGAACCATTACCAAGATTGGGACCCTGTCATTATTCGTGGTAAAGTTAACAAGGAAAAGGAAAAGGAAAAGTATGTTAAGTTCATGGGTCAAGAAATAAAGTTACCCAAACGGAGTCAATATTCGGGTAAAACGAGGGAACAAAAACTCGATGAAACCGAGTTAGGAACACACAAAAAAGTCAGTAAAGAAACGGCATTAACGATTCAAAAAGCGCGTGTCGCAAAACAGTATACGCAAAAGGATCTCGCGTGTCTCATAAACGTATCAACAGATATCATCTCTTCATACGAATCGGGTAAAGCTATACCGGATCCTAAAATCATGCAAAAATTACGCCGGGTTTTGGGGGTTAAACTGTAGTTCTTCTACTCTCAGCACGTTTATCGTCTGCATCTAAACGTTTTAAACGTTTCATAACATCCGGTGTTTGTGGTTCACTTAACAATTTTTCGCGTTCCTCGCGACGTTTTTTAGCACTTTCTTCGCGACGATACTCATTGTATCTTTCACGCGTATCCCTTGATGCTTTATATATGAAATGAGGGTTATTTTGTATATACATATCAAGTATTTTGTGACTTTCTTTCAATTCGGGTATAAGTTCGGGTACATTCCCCGTGGTTATACCATGAATTAAATTATATTCTTCACGTTTAGTTTTTATTTCTCTTTCGGCTTCTTCTTTATCAACGAAAGTCTTTTTCCACCAATACGTATCGTTGTGTCCTATACACGCAATCCATCTTTTACTCGTTTTACACCAATACACACCTCGTGTTCCAGAATTATTATTGATATTCGCGTTTGGTCTATGTGCGACGTTTTGCGCTTGTGTAATTACACGAAGATTACATCTTCTATTATCGAGAGTATCACCGTTAATATGATCTACAACTATGTTTGGATCATCACATAACCCTACCATTAATAATCGGTGAAGACGTGGACGTCTTTTACCAACCGGAGAATTTTTCCAATCACACTGAAGATATTTATTGTTTGCTCCAGCCATTGACCAACTCGGCATATTTTTAACAAATTTTTCATGGTCTTCTTCGTCTATAGCAAAATGCGCTCCTGGTCGCGATGAAATTGGTACAAGTTTGTAAGTCATTTTTATTAAATATAGCCCACAATCTTTAAGTCCATTTACGCTCATCCCCGCTCTACATCTTAATACCGGGGATTTACCCGTATATAGGATGTATGTCTATTTTAAACTTAAAATTTTTCCTAAACCCTAATTGCTAAACGCTAATCCGCCCATCCCCGATTGTATGCGCAACACGTTGTAGTTGGTCGCGAACATGTGGAGAGTATCGTTTCTGACGCCCGACTTTGGTTTGATAGAAACTTGCGCGTTGTCGATTCTGGAGAAGTTGCAGGTACCCGTTGGTTGGTGTTCTTCTGGCTTAAGCGCGAAGGAGTACGAGTAGATACCTGGCATTGGGGAACCAGAGTGGTGGTTGAATGGTTGGACTTGGTTGAAGTACTTACCGCCTTGCTCCTTGAATCTGTCTTGGCCGTTAAGAACCAACTTGAAGGTATCGAGTGGACCCGAAGTTTCTTCGTCGAATTGAGTACCTTCTTGCAAGAGCATTGGCGCACCCGCGGAGGATGGCAAGGCAAAGCAGTTGGAGTCGAAGACGGCTTGGTCAATGTTCGACGTCAAAGTGATGTCAGTGTTCGTGAAGTTCCACAAGTTCGCGTAGTCAGACCCCCCTTCATCCAAGCACCAGATCAATTCCTTGACTGGGTGGTTGTAGGACAATCTCTTTTGGTTTTCGGAGCCGACCGTGACCGAATCCGTACCAGTGTGTTGGACTTGTTCAATCAAGTATTCGTGGCCCTTTTGCGCGAATCGTCTGCGCTCTTCAGTGTCGAGGTAGATGTAGTTACCCCAGACCTTGAAGGTGGAACCGTCAGTGTAGTAATCGAATTCCGCAGACAAGTCAAAGTCCAATCGAACTTCGTGGTATTGCAAGGCAATCAATGGCAAGGCCAACCCTGGGTTTCTGTTGAAGAAGAAGAGCAATGGCAAAAAGATAGACTTGGCGGATACAACACCCGAAGTCATCTTACCGTAGTTCAACTTCTTGGATTCATCCAAATACAATTCAGAGTACAATCTCCACCACTTTTGGTAGTGCTTGTCGATTCTTTGACCACCGATGGACAATTCAACGTTCTTAATCGCACGTTCGGCGACCCAGGCATCACTGGATACACCGGCACCAGTGACCGTTTTCATTTCAACGTACATGTCCGCGATCAAATCACCGTTTCTGGCGATCGTGACGGAGACACGGCCGTTATCCGCGGCAGTACCGTTAACAGTTTGTTCGATGTTTTCCATCGCGAAGTTGGTGTGGCGTTTGTAAACCGCCTGGAAGAAAGTGACTTTTGGGTTACCAGTCAAGTAGACGTCTTGGGCGCCATAGGCGACGAGTTGCATGAGACCTCCGGCCATAGTGTGTGTTTTTGTACTATATACCAAGATTTTTTTTTCGGATGAAAAATGCGAAAAAACCCACTTTGATTTTTCCTGGTATATAGAAATGACCGACCAAGAAGAAACACTTCTTGAACCAACTGAAGAAACTGAAAACTCGGAAATTGTTTCCGATGATGATGATCAAACCACTGTAGATGGTGATCTTCCTGTAATAGAAGATACTCTCGAATTATCAGAAGACGATGAAGATATGGAAATGTTAGAAGATGACGACGAAGGATACATGATGGATATGGGTGGCCTTTTAAGCTCCGTACTCGCGACAGAGGAAGGTGATACGGTATGTTCCGCGCTGGTAAATATTTCTAGAAATTTGGAAGTTCAGAACAAAATTTTGATTAAGATGTTAGCTCAGTTACAAAAAAATTAACTTAGAAAAATAATTACCATGTAATAGAAGAAATGGACGAAACGCATTATATCAGTTCGGATGCTAATCCGCGTGAATCGAATGCTATAATGTGGACGAACCAAATTCAAACCCTTAATCCTGAAGAGTTTATGCATCTTCTATCCCAATTGGAAGACATGTGGGACATAAATACTACCGATAATAACATGATTTCTTTCCAACTTGGATACAAAAATTTCATAAACCCTCAAGATATTGATCCCGAAACGGGTTTACCTGTACGTTTTGACGTTGAACTTGTTTCTGGAAATCATAAACGTCTAAAAATGCAACTTGGACAAATGTACCACCGGGCTGAAATCTTGAAACTTTTAGATGTCGAAGACGATGAAGATATGAAAATATCTATGCGTATTAATCGTTTGATAGATCAAGTAGACGACGCCTGGCAGATCATTTTTAGGGCTGCTCGTATACACGATCGTATTAACAACCCAACGTACGTTCCTATAAATCCAGAAACTGATCCATCCATTTTTAGGTGTTCCACTATTGACAAAGTAGAAGAATTGGCACCTTATCAACAGGCTATTCTCGCCTGTTTACAAAATCTTTACGAAAACAATATCAAAAGGTACAAAGGATATTGTTCTATACAAATTAAGACTGAAGATGACCAAGATACACGAGCGTGGAAACAATTTGAGACTATTCAAGATTACGTTTATGGGGTTGCACAAAAAGAAACGAGATACGAACTTTGGAAAGCATTGTCAAGTAGAGGTTCTGCGTATAATGATGTTATACGACACTTAACAAATTGTAAAGATATGCAGTTTCCTGAAATTATTAAAAATCGACACGTTTGGTCATTTAGAAATGGTATTTTCATAGGTAAAGAATGGTCTGCAAAGACAGGTCTTTACGAATCTCGGTTTTACACGTATGAATCGCGTGAATTTAAAAACTTGGATCAAACTGTAGTAAGTTGTAAATATTTTGATAAGGAGTTTACGAATTATGAACATGTCGACGACTGGTACACTATTCCAACACCCATTTTTCAGTCCATACTTGACTACCAAAACTTTGATGAAGAAGTATGTAAATGGATGTATGTGATGGGTGGGCGTCTATGTTTTGATGTAAACGATATAGATGCGTGGCAAGTTATACCATTCTTAAAAGGTATAGCGCGATCAGGTAAATCGACACTTATTACAAAAGTGTTTCGTAAATTCTATAATGCCGATGATGTACGCACACTTTCAAATAACGTCGAAAAGAAATTTGGTTTATCTTCAATTTACGACGCATTCATGTTTATTGCACCAGAAGTAAAAGGGGATTTACAACTCGAACAGGCTGAATTTCAATCTTTGGTTTCCGGTGAAGATGTTTCCATTGCGGTAAAACACGAAAAAGCAAAATCATTTGAATGGAAAACGCCTGGTATACTCGGGGGTAACGAGGTTCCTAATTGGAAAGATAACTCGGGTAGTGTTTTACGACGTATTTTAACATGGAATTTTGGTAAACAGGTAAAAGAAGCTGATCCAACGTTAGAAAATAAACTCGATGAAGAATTACCAGTTATATTGCAAAAGTGTATCCGTGCGTATTTGGAATATGCACAAAAGTACGCAGACAAAGATATATGGAACGTCGTACCCGAATATTTCAAGACGGTTCAGAAACAGGTCGCGACAGTAGCGAGTACGCTCGAAAATTTCTTACAGTCCACGGGTGTAAAATACGGTAAGGATCTGTACTGCCCCCAGAAAGATTTTGTCGCGTTGTTCAATGCACACTGCCAAGCAAATAATCTCGGTAAACCGAGATTTACACAGGACTTCTACGTAGGACCGTTTAGTCAAAGAGAGATAGAGGTGCGTAATGAAGCCTTAACATATAGAGGACGTATATATACAAAACAAGCTTTTATTTTTGGTGTTGATATAGTCAACGATGAGATGCAATTCAGCAACGATCATTAAAATGTTAGAGTATAATAAGACATGGATCCCAGACAATTCGTGAAAAATTCCAATGTGAACATTCAGAGATCCGAGCCATCTACTAGCGATGGTCTTAAAATCGGTAAGTTTCACCCAGGTATGTATAACGTCCTCGTGAACAAAAAATATGAAGAGAAGGAAAAACGCGTGGATTTACAGTACATTTTAAAACAAAAACCAATAGGACGCGCTCAAATAGCGCCTAATTTATCCATAGATCTTAACGAGACAAAAGGTTATTACGGTAGATTTCAAACCGGTGCTGTACATACTGTTAATTTTGGTTTAAAAGGTGATTTGTCAAAAAACTTTTTTTCAGTACAGTTAAGTGGATACATAACAGATGGCGTAGAACGAAAAAATTTTACGTTTGTTATTTATGCGAACGGCAAAATTCGTTTTTCTAGTGGGTTTTTAGGGTCCAGAAATCTTAAACAACAACCAGAAGCCTTGCGTAAATATATTATAGATACGTATACACAAAAACAACTCTTTTTATATAACGATATAGAGTACAATAATATCGCGGGATTTTTTAATACAAATGTTAATTTTAAATTACAGAAAATCGCAAGTGAAAACCCTCTAAAAGCCGAGTATGTATCGTATGAAGGTGAACTTTCACCATTTCTTTATATCACGTATAAGGAACATAAATTTGTATTATCATCTAAAACAAATTCACTTGGTTCAGGTATAGTGCAATTACAAGGTGAAAATGATCCATCCGATCTTGAAAATGCCTATAATATCGGTGTCGAAATGATAAAACAAATACACGGTTTAGGATACACTATGGGTTTAGTAAATCGTAACGTTAATGCACCAAAACTCCCCGTTGTAAAACGTGTAAAAGCATCGACGTGCCCAAAACCACGTCGACCACCGTGTAAGGAGGGTTACGAAGTACGAAAAAATCCACAAGGTTCAGATTGTTGTTTTAAAATCCCAAAGAAAAAGGGTAAAACAAAAACGAAAAATGTATCCATTTCTTATGATAAAAATGGTATTATGAAAATAGGAGGGCGTAAATGCGATAGACTAACAAAACCAGTATTACTTGAAGTGGCTAAAAAATTAGGTGTTGTAGGTGTAAAACAAAAAAACACAAAGCAAACAATATGTGCAGCTCTCGATGCTATAGAAAAAGGTACATCTAATCACAAGATAAATGGTAAATTGTGTAGAAGTATGAAAAAAGACCAACTCATCACACTCGCACTTTCTAAAGGTATAGCCGTAAATGATGGAGATACAATTAAAGTATTATGCGACAAACTTCAAAATAAGCCAAATACACCAAATACACCAAACTCACTCGCGAATGAAATGGAACAAGTACTCGTAAAACGAAATCGGAATATTAAAAATAAAAAAAGACGTCTTAACGATGCGAGTATTAAAAACGATATCATTAAATTGTACGGTAAGAAATGGATGTCTAAATACGGCTCCGTTATGGATTTAAATAAAAACGTTCGCGAAGTAAAGGCTGAAATAAACAAGGCTGAAAAAAATAAATCACTCAACGTGACAACTCGCAACGGTATCATAAAAAAGATGGTTGCTAACGATATTAAAAAAGCGATGGTTAAAAATTGGATGTTCAACCAAGAAAAAAATCTCAAAAGGAAACTCATAGAAAAAGAGGCAAATAAATTATACGGTAAGTTTGGTAAGAATATAGTAAACAATGTAGTAAAATACGTGTCGAATTTACCAAAAACACCACCTCTTAATAGCAACAAGGTAAAGAATTATATTAAGATAAAACGCGAACTTCAACAAAAGCCACCATTAGCTTTAAAGAATAAACGCAAAAATAAATAAATGGACGATCCACGAGAACTTTTACGAAACCGTGTTCGACAAAATAGAGATGGGTTTATTGTAGATTACAATACCCGTTGGAATAAACATATTTTGTCGAGCATTATAGACGCTATGTTTTATACTTTAGCAGATTATATACGTTATGAAAGGGAAAATAATGAAAAAGGCATGGGAATATTAGAAATAAATTATTATTGTACTGATGAATTTATAAACACTGAAAATCCTACAGAGTATCTAGAAACACATAGAGATGTAGATGATGTTAAACTAATGATATACATTTACGATAATATGTTGCGTATGGAACCCGGACCACACAGGCGTACACTTTTGTACCTCACGAACATACTATACTTCGATTTATGAGTTTATGAGGTTCAGATATTTGTTTAAGGTGTTTCGTATGATACGAGAAATCGTATCCAAGAAACTGTTCCTTGATCTGTTTAGAAAGACCAAAAGCCTCAATTTTACGAGACGTTTGTGTACACACAGATAAACGTTCTAAATTTAAAAACCTGTCTTCCATCATTATAAACTCTTTAAGTGATTCTTCGGGTATGCCATCTTTACGCATCTGTTCAAACATCTTTTTAGATTCGCCGTGTGACATGTAAAAATACTTTGTTGAGTACCCAAGTACAGTAACACGTTCACCTGTGATATCAACACCACTCAAAAGGAACAAAGCTATTATGAATATTACGATCCATATAATCATAATACTATATATTTCTCCAACATAATAAATACATCTTTTATTTTATGAATGATATTGAACAAGGTATCTTTATCTTCGACATTTTGAGGTTTCATAATCTCAAATTCAATCTGATACGTACACGAATCTTCTGAATCCATGTCTTGAACATTACCAGAAACTTCCGTCAAGTCTATGGATAAATTTTTACGAATAAATGAAATTCGCGATTTACCCTTTTTACAATCCATCTCACTATCGTAATCGTGTTCGACTGGAATTTCTTTAGATACACAGAATCTTACATCTAAAGGTGTTCCTTGAAGTTGTTTAAAATCTTCAGTGTGAACACGTTCTTTACGCACTATAGTTTCTTCATTGGTCGTTTCATCGATAGTTATACGAAGATTATCCTTTTCACGGTAAAAAACTTCGGTTTTTGATGCTTGTATACGTTCCCACCCTTGATATTTTTTCAATCCTTCCATTACATTCTTGAACGTTTCAAAACCAACATTAGTATCAAAGAATTCACCGTTATATTTACCAAGTCGGAATTCCATTTCAATGTGTTCTTCATTCTTGTTCTTTTCAAGAATGGGTTCAATAGTATCGCATATTTTGTGAACGTTCATGTTTACTTACATTTATATAACGCGTCTTCTTCTTAAGCCTTTTTTGTCCACTTTTTTTAGATGCACGGTTTTACAAATCTTGGAAATACGTGTTATTTTAATTCGGCTATACAAACACTTTTGCATATACACGATGTATCTATACACGTTTTAAAAAATAAATACGAAGGTGAATGTATATTTACAAAAATATATGAACACGTCGTTCACGTTTACTTTTCTACTCGAGAAGTAAAAGTATTTACACTCACACCACTATTAAACGAATTCGTAAAAATGTTCCCAAGGTTTAAGATTGGCGAACCTCATGATGCACAGGACGCTTTGTTATGTATAATAGATATACTCGAAAAAGATTACCCTATACTTAAAGAACTTCTTTACGGAGAAACGACACAAATTACTATATCACCGGTAAGCAAAAATGTTTCAAAGACGCCTTTTTGTATTCATTTTTTAAACATGGGAAACGAAATAAAAAGTATAAACGAAATGATTGAAGAAGGATACAAATGGAATACCATCGAAGGATACGTAGATAATAACGGTAACAAACATCACGTAGCTACTACGCGTCGTTTAATTTCCAAAAAACCAAAAATACTACTCATTTCTTTCGATAAAAAAAGTCGTGTAAAGATCGATACGCGTTTAGATTTAGGGTACGAATTACAAGGATCTATAATTCACAGAGGTATACAATGGGGTGGACATTACATGTCTATGTGTAAATTGGGTAACGAATGGTTTATACAAGATGATGACACATTAGGTAAATTTTCAGAATTACCTAAAGAAGACAGTCATTATGTTTTGGTATACAATCTAAAAACTCCTTCATCTGAATGTCCTCCTTGATGTTCACGAGAGTTCTGTAAAAAGTTCGTCGATTATTAGGAAACGTCTTATCGGTTCTCTTTTTTATAGGTTTCCACCAAAATGGCCCAGTTTCCCACGTCACGTACATACACTCGACGATATCATTCTGTTTTAACCATTTATACTCTTGCATGCGATCAATAGGAATTTGTGATTCGTGTATGAGTTTACCCTTTTCTTGGATATAGAGTCTCCATACAGGTGGTCCGGGTATACACCCAGGCGTTTCTACCGTGGGTGCTTTTTTCACTTTGAAATCGATCGTATTTTTGTTTCGTGGTTTCCATTTGAACATGGTTTCGTGTGTTCCTATACGAACAGGTTCGTTTACAGGCGTAAAAATAAGACCATCAATCTCTTGTTTCACATTTGGAAGGTAATCATCCATAAACTTTTTAAAATCTTGGTGTAGATGAAACGTTTTCACTTTTAAAAAAATGGGATCCGTTTTCAGAACCATCATTTTTTTAATTGTTTGTTTACAGTGCTCTAGTCGTTCTAAAAAATTTTGTTTTCCAACAACTTCACCACACGTTATCAAACAATCATAAATCATAAAATCGTTTTCGTAAAGTTCACCTTCAAGAATAGTACCGTCATATACGGGTTTTCTAAAATTGAGTGGACACGTAAACATTTCAAGCGCACGATTTAAAAACACACACACTTTTCGTGTTTCATACATAAATGCGAGCATCATATACCTCGTACCATCCGTTTTTTCACACACGACGTAATCATTTTTTTCTAATACACCAAAATGCTTACGTTCGATGGATATAGGTTGACACCCGGGAAAAATACCCTTTGTGCCCCAGTATGTTTCCATAAAGGAAATCGCATATGTGTAAAGCGGATCATCCGACTTTACAGATACACGAGACATTCTACTCTATATGTATAGACTAATCTTTAATTTGTTTTAACTCCCGCGGCGTTTAATATATTACTTACACACTCATGACTATACGTCATGACTAACTTAGATGCTGTATATGCATGAATTTTGATACCAGCTTCTTGAAATTTTGTAAACATAGTTTTCATTCTCGGATGAATTTTGAATGCACCATTTTTCTTATCCTTTAAATTTTTCATGACGTTTTTATTCATCATAACCCATGCTTTAGCTGACGTCTCTTTTACGGTGTATACATCCTGAGAAACTTTGTTTCCAACTTCTGTATCAAAGTGTAACCCCATTTGTTCCACAGGTTCAGTTGATCCACTCTTTACCTTATGTTTAAACATGTTCCAATCAATACCCTCAGTTACACCTGGAAAAACAAAGCAACCAATACCATCATGTTTATCAAAAACTTTATCTAACGAACCGTCATCTACACTAATACCAAAGTCTATGAAAAATATACGATCGTGTGATTTTAAGTACTTATAAATCATTTCAGACTTTTCAAAAGGTTCATCGTCCACAAAAACAACTTCATTTTCAGTGTTTCCTCTCTGCATACACCTTAAATTAAAACGAAGAATAGTGTGAAGTGTTTTAACGTGACACGACTTACCACGTGTTACAAGTATGGTTGCTATTTTCATGTTTTAAAATGAATACGTTTCTAAACCTTAAGCCTATCATTGAGACAGCCACTAAATGGTAAATTACCAACGTGACCTAATGTTGTATTACAATCGGCATATATCTTACCACCTATTTGTTGCCATCTTCTACAAAAAGCGTAATCTTCCGAAAGGTATCTTCTATTATCGGGATCAATCATACAATCAAATAAGGCACAATAATCATCGAAATCCCTATTTTGGTGATCGTTTTTACAATCCAGGTCTTTGTAGTGTTCGTGCATTTTTTCGAGTGCTTTTCTGGTAATTACCATAAACCCTGTCGGTCCATCTAATACTTCGACGAAACCATTCTCAACCGTTCGGTGTATAGCACCTATATTCGCAACTAAACTCGACGAAAGCATAGACAGGTCACGTTCATCACCAGATTCTATGGCGTGTTTAGCTTGTTCCCACATAACAACTTTCTTAGGATAAATAGAAACAGATACGTCGTGTCCAGACTTTACGAGACGAACAACTGATCTCGGGTCAAAATCTATATCAGCGTCTATAAACATAAAATACTCTGCATCCGTTTTTTGCATAAACCGACCTATAGCTACGTTACGTGCGCGGTGTACAAGACTTTCATTTTCTGTCGTATCGATCATGAGCTGAATACCTTCTTGTATGAGAAGAAGTTGAAGTTTGATTATCCCAATCATATATTTTTCCAAACAAAGACCACCATAACACGGTGTACTCAGAAATAGTTTGATCATAATACAAAACTATATGTTTATTCCTCTAAGTGCTTTTTAATTATAGTTTCTATCTTGTTCACCGTAGGTACAGAAACACTACATTTATCACATACATCCGTTTTTGTAAACACACCCTTAAGAACTATGTATATGATAGTAGATGCAACACTATTTGGCGTTTTACTCATGAGTTCAGAACATGTTTCGAGTTTTGAACACATCTGGTTACATGCGTATCTTTGTTCGCGCGTAACACCGAACGAATTGAGTAATCTTTGCATTACATCAAAAGGCCGCGTCACGTAATTCTTCTCCGTTTTTCCAAGTAATGTTTCGGTAAATAACTGTGTCGTTCGACTAATATCTTTACTTTGTATACGGAACATGTCCGCGATTTCTTTCGTTGTTCTCGGAATTTTAGATATACGACACGCGTATAAAACGCAGTTTCCTTTAATACCAGAACGAACAGCACCTCTTGTTAATTTTTCTAAATTGAATTTTCTATACATCATCTTAGCGTCTTTTAGAACAGAGTCAGGTAGCATGTGACACGCTTCATCGATATCCTTGTACGCATGAAATAACGCACGATCTTTATGATTCATTGATTGATGAAAATTAATCTTAGCCATGCGTTTATTTTCATACGTAGACGAACTTTGCGTAGATATAATCGTACCCTTACCCCATTCTTGTGAAAAAAGTTCAGGGTTTGCATTTGGACCACTACACCTAGACGGGTCGTTTACTTTACCGTCGTCCGTTGCTCCACTGGTCCATTCAGCACTTTCATCTATAAACGTATTATCCACAAGACCACAATCGGAACATGTAGGTATACCTTCTTTTGAAAAAATCTTTATTCCTTTGCATTCTTTACACGTGTATGAATTATCAATCGGCTTTTTGATAGTTGGTTTATTTAATAGTCTGTCCACGTCGGACCATATAGCAGCCAATTCTTCCATATAGTACAAAATTAAAATTTATAAAAAAATATGTCGCACTTAGGTGTAAAAATTCAATTCGTCGGCATGTATCTTTGCTTGACTTTCTAATGTATCTACTACATTTTTAAAACGTTTAGAACCTGGACTTCGTGGTTCCCATTCGTTCCATTCTTTATCTATAGTGACACGATTAGAAGGTGGTATTACAATACCATCAACTTGGTCGTCTGGAACAATAAAATCTTCGAGATCACTTCCACTATCATCCGATTCGTCTATTATTTCACTATCTTCATCAGATACTATTTCATCTATCATAGCGTATAAATTATCTTTAACGTTGACGAAAAAATCAGGGGTCTGGTGGTGTTCACAAAGATTTTCAACTTGAACGAGTTCGTCTTTATCCTCTTCAAAATCGTATATTCGCGCACCTTTATACACCATGGAAGTTTCGGAATAATAAGAAACAACGAGATAATCTTCATTGTTTTCTTTTACTTTAGCATACATTTCATCTTCTATATCATCTTCTAAATTTACAAGAACCCGAACTAAATCTCCAGGCTGTATTTCAGAAAAATTAATCATATCTAAAGTTTTGCTACAAAAATATTTACAGATATTAGCACAGATGGGAGTTGAAATTTTATCCAAAGATGGATGTACGTATTGCGAACACGCAGTTAACTTATGCAAGGACTATAAATTGGAATACAAACAAACAAAAGTTGATAAGAACGAATTGAAATCAAGATGTGGTGTACAAGCATCAACTTTTCCACAAATAATCGTAAACGATGTCCTGATAGGTGATTTTTTTGAGTTTCAGGAGTATTTGGAAGAATCCGAACCAATGCTCTTACCAACACTCAGTAGGTTTACTGTGTTTCCAATAGAACATGAAAACTTATGGTCTCTGTACAAAAAAGCACAGATGTCAAATTGGACAGCCGAAGAAATCGATTTTTCGAAAGATATGGATGACTGGGCTAATTTAAGCGATAACGAAAAACATTTCATTAAATATATATTAGCTTTTTTTGCTGGATCGGATGGTATAGTATTTGAAAATATCAATAATAACTTTGCTGATGAAATTCAACTCACAGAGGCTCGTTCGTTTTACGCGTACCAAGCACACAACGAAATGGTACACGGGGAAACGTACAGCAAACTCATAGATAAATATATAAAAAGTTCTTCGGAAAAGAAAACATTGTTTGAAGCGATTCAAACAATTCCGTGTATAGAAAAGAAGGCAAAGTGGGCCATGAAATGGTTCGATAACAAAAGACCCTTTGCGGAACGTTTATTGGCCTTCGCGTGCGTCGAGGGTATTTTCTTTTCGGGGAGTTTTTGTGCTATTTTTTGGTTAAAGAAAAGAGGGTTACTCCCGGGTTTATGTTTTAGTAATGAACTCATAAGTCGCGATGAGGGATTGCATTTAGAGTTTGCAGTGGAACTGTTTAACATGTTAAAAAACAAACCTTCAATGTCCACTATTGAAGAAATAGTGCGCGACGCAGTTTCTATCGAAAAAGAATTCATATTGGACGCGTTACCGTGTAGTCTCATAGGTATGAATTCCGATAAAATGTCCGAATACATAGAATACGTTGCAGATAGACTACTCAAACAAGTTGGTCACGATAAAATCTGGAACACGAAAAATCCCTTTGATTTTATGGAGAATATATCACTCGACGGCAAAACAAACTTTTTTGAAAAACGCGTCGGTGATTACGGAAAAATGGACGAAGATTCGACCGAAATTGAGTTCGACGAAGAATTTTAATATTATTAAGGGGTAATAACCACATTTCTACCATCGGAACAACCACACGTTATAGCATCACCGTCCGATTTTACAACGTCAAGTGGCTCCAAACGCATACCAGAATCAAACATAGAATATTGATCTTCAGACATACCCGGTAATGGTGAAGGCATGTCAACCATTTTTGGTGGTGGTGATGGCCCTGGTGCTGGTGCTGGTCCTGGGGATGGACCAACGGTTTCTTCCAAAGGCGCTTCTATTAAAGCGTATTCTTCACGCTTTATATTCATCATACCCCACGTGACGAGCATGAAAACGAGCGTGTGAAAGGCGAGACCGCGTATAGTTGGACACCCAGTTGGGCTGGAAACCCATGATCCAAATATTTTTCGCACTAAGCGGAACGTCTCTGGATTAGCAACAATAAAAAAAACTAGTGCAGACATTACGGAAATCAAAAATTTTTGTTCTTGTTTTTTACCGTTGCATCCACAACCACAATCTTTAAAAAGACCCATTGGTATATTTTATATATTTTATAGAGAAAAAAAAACTGACTTAAAGTTTGCGTGTGTATATGATATATAAATACAATGTCAAACATCATCCAAGTTTCTGAGCAATTCGAACCGTCTTCTGTGTCCTTCACTAAATTGAAGAAAAACAAGAACGGCGGTAAAACTGTGTATATTAACGCACAAGATGGTAAAAAGAAACTCTACTTACAACTTCCTTTTATGCGGTCTCCATACGGACTCAGTGCGTTTACTGACGAAGCAACGAATAGAACCTCGTATTCACTTGACTTATCCTTTGATAAGGATAACGAAGAAGTCAGTTCGTTGTGTGACAAACTGAAAGAACTCGACGAGATCATTATTAAAACCGTCGCTGAAAACTCCAAAGAATGGCTTGGTAAAGCTTACGATATTAACGTTATCAGAGAAGCCCTATATAAACCACTCGTTCGTCAGGGTAAAGATGATTACCCGGACACTCTGAAACTTAAGGTCATGACGAAACCAACTGGTGAATTCTTAGCCGAGGCGTATAATTCTGCGCGCGAAATGATCACGGTCGACCAAATCGAAAAGGGTCAGCGATGTATGTGTATCGCAGACTTTAATCAAATTTGGTTTATCGATAACAAATTTGGTGTAAGTGTTCGTCTTTCACAAGTTCTTTGCGAACAATCGTCTAAACTCCCATCTTTCGCATTTCAGGGGTTGGACAATACTGTAGAAGATGATCTCGAAGAAGAATATACCGAAGAAGAAATCGATGAATAAAATATTATACTATATCAGTATGGAACGCGAACGTCACTTTGAAGATTTAAAAAAAATAGCATCACTTTCAAAAAATAAAAAAAATATAAAAACACAAAAACAAAGGAACCTTTTAGGAAAAAATGTCATAAAAGCTATAGAAGGTATCGGGTGTAAACCACAAAACGTGTTTTATAAACCCGATTCCCTTTTTAGCGTTAACGGCTCTTTAAGTACTAAAAAAGGAATACGTAAAGTTGGTAAAGGAGAATACGGGGAAGTATTCGTAGGGTGTATAGATAAAGAATGTGAAAAACCAGTTGCTATAAAAATTTCAACCGAACCGAACCAATTTGAATACAAAATAGGTAAACGCATCGAAAAGTTGAGTGGTACGAGAATGTATGCGTACCAAAAATGCGATAAATATTCCATAATTTATACGGAATACGCGAACAGCGGAAATTTATCGAGTTTTATAAAGGATAATATAAAATCACTCCGTCCCATACATTTAAGAACTATAGTGACACACGTATTATATAATTTATATAGAATACAAAAAAAGTTCCCGACGTTTAGACACCACGATCTACACACCGATAACATTTTGGTAAACACAAACATAAAATCTTCTGGTATTAGACGTTATAAGGTTAACGACACGATACTAAAAGTACACGATATCGGAATAGAAGCTTTAATAAACGATTACGGATTTTCGTGTATACGAGGCATACCAAACCCGACGATCGATTCCAATAACTATAAAAGTAAATACGGTATATACAGGGAATCAAATCCCATGTACGATGTTCACTTTTTTCTAAATTCACTGAGAAACTTCTTAAAAAACGAAAAAGTGTACGTGGGTGCAGAAACCATTCAATTTATCGATCGCATTTTACCATCTGAATATTTAGGTCCAACTACGTATAAAGTGAACGAATTCAGGTTACGATCTTCGCCTATAGGTCACGGGAATTTACCAACGTTTAAACGTATATTTAACGATAAATACTTTTCACCTTACAAGGAAAAGCAACCAGGTTTCGATATCACGAGTATAATAGGTAAAATGCCTTCTAAACCCAAAAATATAGTGGTCAAACACGGTGGTCCTTTACCTTTACCCAAAGTGTCTTTAGCCAAAAAAGGTTATGTAAAAATAGGTACACGTAAGTGTTCTTCGTATAAAAAAAGTGAACTCGTTAAAATCGCAAATACTCTGAACGTTCCAACAAAAAACAAAACGATCGCAAAAATATGTAACGACCTAAAAATAAAATATATCAAATAAGTATATAAATGATACCATTTATAATTTTAACCGCGATAAATACATACATTTTTTTGAATACCGGTAAACCCAAACCCCAGGAACAAAAAGAAGGTTCATGGACCGTTTTCGGAACTTCTTGGTGTGGATGGACTACAAAACAACTCGACTATTTAAAAAAGAAAGGTATTAAACACAAATTCGTCGATTGCGAAAAAGGCAAATGCGACGGAATTGATGCGTTTCCGCAAATGGTTCACACTAACGGTGAAAAAGTTGTTGGATACAAGGAAGTTTAATTAAACACCTCGGACAATCGCTATGGCGAGTGAAAGGATAAACGCGTCCAAGAACGTGTTAATTGGTTTAAGAACCGTGATGTGTTTAACGAGTGATCTATTCCACGCAAATCTAAGTACAAATGTACTAATAAGAATAGCAAGAATAAAAATAAGAATTTCAGTCAATACATCGTTCATTTTTTTAGCATTCGCAAGATCTCTGAGCATTTTACTTATTACTAATATTTTTTTTCTACTCTATTAGTAATGAAGAAAACACTCCTTCCCCTGAGTGGTTCTGAACCAAAATTTACAGAAAAGTTATGGGGGCGAACAGTAGGTATAGGAAACAACAACTGTTATGCCTATGCGATGGGTGATTACGAAAAAATGCGCTTACAAAAAAGTGTACCAGGTGAACGTGCTGGTATTCGTAACCTTTCTCATACATACACGCACTGTAAAAACTTACCCCAACGCGTCGTCGCGGATAACCCACGAAAAGTATATATGGTAAAGGCGAGTGAAAAGTGTCGCCCAAATCACTATAAGGTCATGATGTTCGTGGCACCTGGTAACAAAAGAAACTATTTTAGACAAGGTGATTTTCACTTTTATAAACAACACGGTGTTGTTGAATATAAAGTTAAAAAAGGTAATACGTACGAGAATATAGCAAAATTTTTCAAAGTTCCCATCAGTCGCGTAAAAAAAGCGGGTAAACTCGTACCCGGAAAACTTTTAACTTTTAAAGCGAACGTTTTTAGTCATAAAAGAGGGTGGGCGACCGGTCCTTTATTAGTAGACGCGAAGGGTAAGAGCATACAAGATCCAAGAAAAGCGTCGCGTAACTACCCTGGACTAAATTATAGCAAATATTGTAGTTCATTCTGTGTTAAGAACAGAGGGATCAAAGTCGGACACACTCACACCAAAGTCGCTCAAAAGGTTAGATAAATCCATTTCATTTTCTATATCAAACAATATATCGAGTGCATCGAAAATAAAGTCATCGTTCAACGATACAGTATTAGATGTAGTTTCGAGTAAATTGTGTACGGTAATTTGTACTCTGAAGTTTCCACCATCAAATATTTTTCTACACACGGGACACGTTTGTTTTCCCCTATTTTTCCAATTTTGTAGACAATGCGAATGAAATAAGTGTCCACACCGTATTGGTGTATTTGACCTTGTTTGCCTTACCTCGTTGAGACATATGGCACACTGTGTCATTCTCTACAGAACTTAAAGAAGTTTAAATTTGAAATTTACCGTACCTGTATTAGTAAATGTTTGGTACTTTAAGAAGTGCTTTATCACACGACCCACACTTTTCCGTACCCTGTAAATCTTGAACTGGTTTCAAGAGTTCGGGTCCTTTCTCTTGAAGAAGTTTACGAAAGGAGTAATTGTCTTCAAAAGTTATACCATTTTTTTCCATGAGATAGTTATTAAGTAATTGGTTAGACGTACTTATAGTGAAACATCGACCATCGGCCATACCAAGTCTCTGAGACATTTTATATATTATTATTACATTAGAAATTAATTTGTCTATTTTTAATTGTATCTAACCACGATCTCTGACCAATTTGTTTAGCCATGTTTATAATATCATTTACGCCGTACCCTGATGCTACGTCGAATATTTCTTTTTTACCTGGGTCAATATCTGTAGTGAGTAAAACACTTTTGTGTTCGAGTATATGCGATATTATAATGTTATAAGCAAATGCAATTTCTTTCAACGTTTCTGCACCTGTAATTATAATTTTTCCCGTACTGAATATGCTCGTCGTGATTTCTTTCATATCTTCAGCTGGTTTAAACTTCACTTTTACTGCAGAATACCTATCGGGTTCGAAGGACACTTTAAATACATCTTCAAACTTTTGTGCCGTCTGTATGAGATTTATATTTTTATTCAAACTGAAATTCGAATTTATCATGACAACGCGAAACGTATCTTCTGGTATAACATACTCTTTACCAAGAATGTTACTAAACATAAAAGACAATTGTTTTATCACACGCTTACAATCAAATAAATCTGCACAACCAGCAACTTGAACACTCCCATTCGGAAATATCTTTGCTGATTTTGTACTATGGTGATCTTCATATACGAGTGTTATTTGGTTATAAAAAGTAGTATCTTTACGTGTCCAATCGAACGTTCTCGACTTTTTATTTCCATTTGTTAGCTTTATCGTATCTTCCCCAAAAAAACTTTTCAGTTTTTGTATGTCTATACTCTTCTTAAACTGTGAAATCATCGTGATCGTGGTAAGTTTAATCCACGAAGGTTCGATATCGGGGTGTTCCTGAGTTATTCTTTTTCTAAACTCATCGAGTGTTAGAAAATACGAAAACGTATTATTCGCTATAGACGAATACATTTCAACTTAAAAAAAACAAATATAAAGCTAACTTAGGTTATTTACGTATGCCGTGTTTGAAATGTAAAAAAAAGGGGATTCCCATCGAGTGTAAATATTGTAAATTAGGGTTTTGTTCTCGGTGTATCGTTCTCGAAATACACGAATGTAAAGGTTCTGATATAAAAAAAGAAGAACAAATAAAAGATCTTGAAAAGAAACTCGAATTCAAACCAGATAAAAAATTCGGAATGGTTTAAAGATTTTAAAACATTCCTTATATATGACCGCATTTTTAAAACATTGTCACCAACTTTATGATATAGACAAAAATCGTATGGTTACCGAAATACACTATTCTAAGTATACAGAAGGTAAAGGTTACGAAGACATGGTAGACACTTTTGATACGACATCAAAGTGTGAATTTAATCATACTAAAGGTTCTGTTCGTTACGAGAGGTTTCTCGATACCATGGTTATTAAAACAATCGAAACAACGCGTAAAATGGTTTTGATTGCTTTGGATAGCGCTTTATGTGAAAATAAAAATATACATTCACTAATACGAATTATGCGTTCTATACAAATAATTGATCCTACATTCATACCCCCAAACATAAATAAATCGTGTTCTTGGCAGAAAAAATTGGTAAGAAACATATGCACGGATGTATTTCCCGAAGTTATAAAAACGAGTACAAACAAATTTAATCTCGAAAAACTGTTTAGAACATTACAATTAATAGAATCAGACATGTCAGACTGAGTAAATTCATAACAAAATTGTTCGTGTTACCAGCTTCGATTGCTTTTTCAATTTTAAAACTATGCCCCGGGTTAGTAAACCCTTTATCTATATTTCTTCCTGGAATAAGTGGTCTAGATAAAGTACACTCTTCTTCTCTGTATCCAGGTCGACCGACGTTTTTGGAAATAATATCACACGCTGGACTTTTATATATCTCGTCTTCTGGTTCATCTTCTGATGGTGTATGCTTACCAAATTCGTGTGGTTGGCGACTCGTACCAGGCATAAAGTTCACGAATGGATTAATATCATCCATCGTATTTTTATCATCGAGCATTAATTCACTCATATTTATATTATCGTAAGATATATTTTTTATGTTTCATTTTCATACCGTGCTGTTCCCACATTTCATCGAGGTCTACGTCTAACATATGTGCTAATTGAAACAGATAACTAAACACGTCACCCATCTCCATCATAATATCCGTACCCCTACTTTTTTTTAGATTTGTTTTCTTGAACGTTTTCTTATACTGACGAATAGCAGATGCGAGTTCACCAAACTCTTCAGTTAAAAGTAACCAGACTGTATCTACACCAGCCCTATCCCAACCCTTCTCTTTACATATTTTTTCCGTTTCACATTTATAAAAATTCAAACCCATTTCTCACTTAACCAATAATAAAATCTAAACTTTATATAAGAAACATGGAAAAAAACGCTATCATAGCAGCTTTAGTAGTATCAATCTTATTAGGATTTATATTATGGTTTACCATTTTTAGAAAAACTGAACCAGAACCTGAACCAGAACCAGAACCAGAAGTTACAGGACCAACACCCAAAACTACACCAAGTGAAACTGTAGACGCCACCGACGAGGCTATGATGGGTGGTGACGACGAACCAGTTCCAGACGAAGACGAAACTAAACTCGACACTGCACCAGCCGAAGACGAAGTTGAAGAAGAAACTACGGGTGAAGTTTCACCTTATATGATAAAAAAATAATGAGTATATATAAAGCATGACAAATAAAAACCAACAATTTAAAATTGCGGTCGTTGCAGTTCTCATTGTCTGTTTGATTTCGTCTATAATAGCAGCGGTAAGATCGAGTACATCTTCGCCTTCAGAACCAGCTCCAGCTCCAGCTCCAGCTTCCAAAACCGAAGATGAAGCCGCTGTAAAAGAACTACAAAAAGCAGTCGAAGATCTCGAAACCATCAAAGATCGTATTAAAAATGCGGAAGAAGGGTACCGCGAAAAGTATAGATCCGAAACGAATAATGGGCTTACAGTTGTTGGTACGTTAATGGAACAAATGGTCGACGTTATGGTCGCCGTTTTGAAACAACCACTCGTCGCCGAAGCGATATCTAAACGTATCGTTAATAAACAGGACGCCGACGAAATTGCGGAATACATTGAAATGTTAGGTAAGGAAGTTGTTAAGGAAATTGAACAAACACAACTTTTAAGATGTGGTAAACCATTAGTTCGAAAAACAAAGATGGAAAATGGAGGTATATCTTCTTGGTATGAAGAAGCTGAAGGGGAAGTACCAGAAAATAATTGTGAGGTTTATAGATTTAATCAAGATAAAGTAGAAGAAGGCACGAAACGTGCAGCCGCGAATTTATACAATAAAGTTCTTTCGGTCGTTGAAAAGGCTGAGGAGAGAGATAAAATGTACAGAATAACTAAAAATATTACTATTGATAATTATAAACAGTATTCAATATCGTCTGGTAGAGAGATTAGTTCGGCGTATATAGATTCTTTTCCCGAACAGGATAAACTCGAAACTATTGCATTGGCGCATTATAAGTATTTGGGTCACGAACTGAAAAGGGAATTAGGTGAATCTATTAATATTAGAGAACTTACAAGTGAAGAAGAAGATGCGGTTAAATATTTAAAATGAAATCTCAAAACGAGGGTGGAGTAAATAATCAATTATAGTACAAAAACTTGTAGTATAATTAATGGTATGTATACGTTAATTATATTATAACCCAATTTGTTCGTTTTTACCGAACTTGTTACCGTACGTTGTTGTACTTACCGGTCTATCGATAGGAACACTAAGTGTATCGACATCGTGGACGTATCCCATATATTGAGAAACACCCGTCTGGATTTGACCAATAGCCGTTTTAATCACGATACCGTTCATGTACTTGACCTGTTCCTGAACGTTCGCGTTTGGATCACCGGAGTTGTTTATGAAAACAACGCGCATGATACTGTATAAATCGTTTGCGTTTTGGTAATCTATTGCAACGCCAGTTTGGTCTCTAAAACTCTGGCGAATACCACGCTGGAGCAAATTCATATTAAACTCGGAAAAGAACAGGGTATTCAAGGGTGTTGGACACTGCTTGAGCGAATTTATGTGAAGAGCGTCACACATTTTAATATAGTCCGGGAAAAAAAGTATCAGTAAATATAAATGTTAATCCTTGCTGATTTCGATAAAGCGTACTCGACCAAACCATGTAATTACGAGAGACCAATCTGTAAAGCCCCAGAGTGTTTCGTCGCCTCGTACCCACCTGTTGCCAAAGTTGGTGATGCCGAGGGTAAATTTTATGTGAACACTTCCCTTCTCCAGCCCAATCGTTTAGCTGAGACTTTAGGTCCCGTGACGATAAGAAGTGCTGATTTTAGACACTCGTGCTCCAAGTAAGTTAAAAAATAGATTCGTAGTAATTATATAATGAGAGTCACAAAACGTTCCGGTCGTGTTGAAGACGTAAAGTTTGATAACGTCACCAACAGGATATCAAAACTCAATTATGGTCTCTCTAACTCAGTCGATGTTACGAAAGTTGCGCAACAAGTTTTTTCATCTATCTACGATGGTATCAAAACCCACGAAATTGATACACTCTCGGCTGAAATATGTATTGGAATGATTACATCCGATCCCGATTACGAAATTTTGGCAACTCGTATTACCGCAAGTAACATTCAAAAACGGGCACCCAATAATTTTAACATTGCCATGCGTAAACTTCACAAAGCGGGTATTGTAACCCACGAAGTTCTCGAAGTTTCGGCAAAGGTTAAGGACGATATTCAACCCGAACGCGATTACGATTTTGGGTACTTCGGTCTTAAAACGCTCGAAAAGGGGTACCTCCAAAAGATTGATGGTGAAATTATCGAAACGCCTCAGTACATGTACATGCGTGTTGCCATTGGTATCCACGGTCACGATACCGAACGTGTCCTGGAAACGTACGATGCACTTTCCAAAGGTTTGTTTATACACGCCACACCAACTTTGTTTAATGCAGGAACACCCAGGCCACAAATGTCGAGCTGCTTCCTTATCGCAAATAAGGAAGATAGTATTGACGGAATATACGATACTGTAAAAGAGTGTGCGCAAATCAGTAAATGGGCGGGTGGTATTGGTTTACATGTTCACGACGTTCGTGCGAACAAATCACACATTCGCGGTACGAACGGGACCTCAGATGGAATCATCCCCATGCTTAGAGTGTATAACTCGACCGCAAGGTACGTTAACCAGGCGGGTCGGCGAAAAGGGTCCATTGCCGTATACTTGGAACCATGGCACGCCGATATCCTCGATTTCCTTGAAATTCGTTTGAACCAAGGTGACGAGGAAGCGCGGTGTCGTGATCTGTTTTCAGCAATGTGGATTCCGGATCTGTTCATGAAACGCGTCGAATCCGGTGGTAACTGGTCTCTGTTCTGTCCAGACGTCGCACGTGGATTATCGGATGTTTACGGTAAAGAGTTCGAGGACTTATACGAGAAATACGAAGCCGAAGGACTTGCGAAGAAAGTTGTACCTGCATCAGAAGTTTGGAAAGCGATCATTAAATCACAAAGCGAAACAGGAACACCGTACATGCTCTATAAGGACGCGTGTAACGAAAAGTCGAACCATAAACATATTGGTACGATTAAATCGTCTAACTTGTGTACGGAAATTTTAGAGTACACAGACAAAGACGAAACGGCTGTATGTAATCTTGCATCCATCGCGTTACCGAAATACGTTGACGTCGAAAAGAAAGAGTTCAATCACGAGGAGTTACACCGCGTCACGAAAATGGTTACGCGAAACCTGAATAAGGTTATCGATAAAAACTTTTACCCGACCGAAAACGGAAAACGGTCGAACATGCGCCACCGACCCATTGGTATAGGTGTTCAGGGTCTTGCTGATGTATTCATCATGCTCCGTATGAGTTTTGGTTCCGAGGAATCGCGAAAACTTAACCGCGACATATTTGAAACCATATACCACGCGGCACTTGAATCGTCGTGTGAACTTGCCGAAATGTACGGAACGTACGAAACGTTTAAGGGGTCACCGTTCAGTCAAGGTATTCTCCAATTTGATATGTGGGATCGTGACCCGAAATTTAGTGGTCGGTATGATTGGAACGCCATGCGTGAACTCGTCAAAAAGGGTACGCGGAACAGTTTGTTACTTGCACCCATGCCTACCGCCTCGACGTCCCAGATTTTGGGGAACAACGAGTGTTTTGAACCATACACGACCAATATCTATTTAAGACGAACACTCGCGGGTGAATTTGTTGTCGTAAACAAACACTTAGTAAACGATTTGAAAGAACGGGGACTTTGGTCGAAGGAAATGAAAGACCTTATGGTGAAGGCGAATGGGTCTGTCCAAAACATTATCGATATTCCCGACGATCTTAAGGAACTGTATAAGACCGTATGGGAAATGAGTCAAAAAACAATCATCGATATGGCGGCGGATAGAGGTGTATACATAGACCAAAGTCAAAGTATGAACTTGTTCGTCGAGAGTCCGACCTTATCGAAACTTTCGTCTATGCACATGTACGCGTGGAAAACGGGTTTGAAAACGGGTATGTATTACCTTCGAAGTAAAGCAAAGGCGCGACCGATCCAGTTCAGTTTAGAGGCGGAATGTGCTATGTGTTCCGCCTAAACAGTTTGTATTTCGTAAACATGTACCAAACGCGCATCTCTATAATTTTGATATACAGATAGTTCATACTATATTGGGTTAATAATAAAAATATTAGTTTATATAAATGAAACGTTCACGAAGAGGTGATAATACACCTAATATACACAAAAACATACTAGAGGAAGAACTTAGAATATTAAGAAAAAACTATATAAAATTAACACGCGAATATAGTAAAATAATGGAAAGTGATAAAACGTACCAAAAAACTAAAGAGTTGGAAAACCTGTCTAAAAAACTAAAGATTTTGGAAAATATTATGAAAACCCGTGTGAAAGAAATTAGTAAAGCTTAAAGTTTACGTAACATATACATTTATAAAGCATGGCAAAATTTACAAACGCACTCGAAAACTTAAAAATTGCCAACTACGATGGTCGTAAGATTTCACTGTGTACGATCGAAGACGGGCTCATGAAATTCCAAATTCCGCGCATGTACATGCCTTTTGGTATTTCTGGGTTTACACCCGAAGTTGGTCCGACCAAATATAATATCGATTTCGCTATGAAAGGTTACGACGAGGAAGGAAACTATGTAAAAAAGTTTTACGAAATATTAACTCAACTCGAAAACAAAGTCATAGAAGCCGTCTCCGAACAAAGTGAAGACATTTTCGGTAAAAAAATGAGCACCGATGAACTCAAACCAATGTTTAACTCTAACATTAAAGAGACCCCCGATCGCGAACCAAAGTTTAGAGTCAAAGTTGATTCTACTATAGACGGTAAGGTAAAATCACACGTATACGACGAAAACAAAAAAGGATTAATTGACGATATAGAAAATGGTTTATATGCGCGACAGTCGGGTACAGCGGTCGTTGAGATGAACAGTGTGTATTTTCTAAACAAAAAGTTTGGTATTTCATGGAAACTTAACTCGCTCGTGGTATATGAGCCACAGAGACTTAAGGGGTTCCAGTTTATTGGCGTTTAGAATCATTTAAAATAAGTATTTGGTAAATAGCCTGAGCTTCTTTTAAAAGTTTACCTTTGAGTTCCATGTACGAAGATGGGTTTAACCCGTGTTTAATCTTGGCTAATCGAACGGATTCGTTCCATTTAGACAAAGTCATTGTTACTATTATACTATTACAACATTTTCTTTACCTTTTTCTTGTACTCTTTTGTACCCTCTTTTGGTTGGAGTTTGAAACCAGTTTTCTTTGGCTTGAACACTTTTACCAAATGCTTGGACCCTTCCTCTTTCATTCTCGCCAACGCCGCTTTACGCGCAGCTTTAGACACGATTCTCCCGTACTTATCTTGAATGAGATCCGATTTTGTGAGACCCCCTGTTGTTTTCATAGCCGTTCCGTGGAACACTTCAGCTCTTGATCCGAATGTTTGCATTTTGTATATACCTTAAGCGCGGAAAATATTTCTAATAGCGGTTATAGAAATCGTATCACTCGTTTTGTTTCCAGTTGGTATTTGGTATTTTAGGCGATCGTCTTTTAAAACCTCGGCAGATAAAAGTGATTTGTGTCCCTGTAAAGCAATCATAGCCTGTTCGACCGAAGGGTACCCGGGTGTATCTTTGTATACAAGTTTCTTTACGTGTACAGTTCGTTTTTGTCCTGATCTGTGCGCACGCCCAATCGCCTGTAACTCGGTTGCTGGGTTCCAACACGGTGCAGTAAAATACACGCGACTCGCACACTGAATATTCAAACCTTGACCACCAGCTTTTACCTGAATAAGAAAAACGCTATTTTTAGGCGCTTCATTAAACAGTTTCAGTTGCGTTTCTCTATCTTCTTTTGAAACTGAACCGTCTATACGAAAAACGGGACACGATAAGTTTTCGCGTATATAGTCCATTTCTTGTTTAAATTGACAAAACACGAGCGTCTTTTCATCGGGGTGTTCCGAAATCAGTTTGAACAAGGTTTCCATTTTTTTGGAACGACCTTCCCAAAACTCGGGTATATCACCTTGTTTCTTTGCTATACCATTGATATACATTTGTGGGTAAATCATAGTTTGGCGTGCTCGTAACAAACACTCGAATATTTCCATGTTATACATGTGCACGTTTATAGCCGACCTAAAAATATCTTTGATAGTTTCTTGTGATTCGATAAAAGCGTGTTTGTATAATTCGCGCTCTTCCGGATACATTTCGAGTTCGACATTTTCAAATTTACACTCGGGTATTTCGAGTGTGGGAATATCCTCTTTTGTGCGTCGCAGTATATATAAGTTTTTGACTTTAGATGTCATAGCTTGTACAAGTTTTCGATCAACACCAATAAATGTACACAATGTGACGAAATCTTTCATTGAATTAAATACAGGTGTACCCGACAAAATCCATCGTATATCGGCATGGAGTTGACATACCGCTTTAAATTTAGACGAACTCGGGTTACGTATTTCGTGACCTTCGTCTAACACGACACGCCCCCATTTTATTTTGTGTAGCATCATAGTATCTTCCGTTAACAAAGAGTATGGTGCAATAACCACATCTGATTCGAGTAAGTCATTGGGGTTTCGGGTTCGATCCGGACCATCGTATATAAACACGTTTAGGGAAGGTGCAAAATTAGTAATTTCATTCTTCCACTGTGTGACTATAGACTTTGGTACAATAATAAGTGTATTCTTTTTCCGATTTCCAAGAATGGTCGAAATAATTTGTATTGATTTACCTAAACCCATTTCATCGCATAAGAAACCACCTTTTGGACCTTTCGATAAATTTTCCATAGAGAGTAACCATGATACACCTTCTTTTTGGTGTTGGTGCAGTTGACCATTAAGTAAAGACACGGCACGTATATATTGTTCTTCCATTTTTAGTCTAGTTTTGTGTTTGGTTTGTATTACTTAGGTTATACTTTTCAAGTGTTTTACACTTGGGTACATACCCTTTACTCATTCTATATAATAATTTCTTCTGTGCCTGTTCCTTTAAAAAATTTGATTTTTGTTTATTTTTTTCGTATCGCTCTTTACGTGTCAAACGTGTGACATTTAAACACGTTTTGAGTGTGTACGGACTCCGCAGTTTAGATGATTTTTCATTAGGGTTACCCCAATTCTTTTTTAGATCATCGTATACACTACGCGTGACATTTTCAGGTACATTTATGACATATATTGTTGAATATGGTGTAGTTTCGTGTTCGTACCAACCAGCAGTTAAAAGTTCCTCGATATATTTATATTTTTCTGGTTCGCGTTTAATTTTTTTTTCTAAATTTGATAACCATCGTTCTATACCATAACACACGCGCCATTTTTCATTTAAAAATATTAAGTGTACATACGGATTATCATATTCTGTATATTTTTTGTATAATTTATCATTCAATTGATCGTGTGTTAAACTTCTATATACTGGCCAAGTATCTAACCCCCTTTTCATTTTAAGCTTACCCACGTACCATGAACCAATAGTATCATTTTCTAAAATAAATAATGTATCCATACTATACCCTGATAAAATGTCTGTCAAGAAAAGTCCCGACCACTTGAAAAAAATAATTATATATTCGAATTCCAAAAAGTGAAAAGTGAATAAAATAAAATTATTTTTTGTAAGTAGTTGGTACTTTTATTGACAGACATTTTTTAAAAATCCTATATGTTTTAGGTATACTTTTATTTTTTAAACATTTTATACACAAATTAAACAGTAAAAAAATAAAATGTCTGTCAAGAAAAGTCCCGACCACTTGAAAAAAATAATTATATATTCGAATTCCAAAAAGTGAAAAGTGAATAAAATAAAATTATTTTTTGTAAGTAGTTGGTACTTTTATTGACAGACATTTTTTAAAAATCCTATATGTTTTAGGTATACTTTTATTTTTGATATTTGATTTAACGTTTACCTTTAGTGTTATATACAATGGTAGCAATTTGAACTGCAAGTGTTATAGCTTCAGCTTTTGCTATAGTGTCTAAATAATATTCTATATGTTGTGTACTAAAATCGTGTGAATTAATTAGATCGACACAATAAGGTATGAATCTTGTCGATGCCGTTCGAAATTTATTTGTTCTTAATTTTATAGTTCGTTTGCTTACTATGTATGAAACGCGTGTAATGCGACTCAATTTCATTCAACTTATATAATATACACCAAAAATCTTTATCCTTCTTCGACGTAATCGTCGTCTGAGTCTGTTAATATGGTACACTCGGGTCGAACAAGTTCTTTTTTCTTACGTGTTTTCTTTACTGGTTCTTCTATACCGTATTCCCTATGGTACAGTACCTTTTGCCAAAAATCTTCCATGACGGGTAAATATTTTGCAAACCATTCGCGATCACGTTTTACGTTAACGACAACAAACTCTTCTGGTTTAGGCCAATTAAAATCGGCGGGTTTATACTGAATAAAATCAGCCTCTTCGAGATCAAGAATTTCCATACACAATTGAAGTTGAGGCATGTAGTGTTCGGGTACCTCGGGTTTAATTTCACGCATCATGGGACACTTGATTTCGACGAGTTTGCCACTTTCAGAAACGCCATCAGGGCTCCCACCGAGAAACGAATATTTTGGGTGTGGGCATAAACCGAGTTCGTGTACGACTTCACCGTGGCGCTGTTCATATAAAATACGAGCTTCGTCTTCGTACTTTTCACCGTGACGCGTTGCTTCGTTACCTTCAAATTTTGGGCCTTTACCACACTTTCTTAATAAAAGTTGGTGTGGTGTTTCGTATTTGTTTACACCAATAGCTGATGCCGCATCTGATGCCGTGAGCATACCCATTCGAAGATCTAACCATTCCTGTGATTTTTGGGGTGCGTACTCGAAATCTAACCACTTTTGTACATTTGGGTGCATGTTACATAAACATGTCGTAAAATGTTTAAGCTTCTTCTTCACGCGCTTTACGTAACCGTTCGCGTAAAACACGGACGGTTCCTATACACGCGATGTTGCGACGCACACACTCGTCTATGAGTTCTTCTTTTTTCATATGAGACAATTTTGGTCTTGAAATTGTTTCTTTTTTATCATACGTGTTACCTCTGGATGTAAGTGTTCTTTTTACAGTAATGAACTCTTCGGACGACGAGTCATCGGGGTATTCGAGTGGTGGTAAATCTGAAAAATCATCGGGTGGTGGGCGCCTTATAAATAATATTTTGATTAATAAAAATGTACTTACAAAGCCACTTGCAAAATATAAATATTTTCTCATTGGTATACCTATTAGAAGGGTCTATTGTTTAAGTAAGGTATAACTGGGGGTGGACCCGGTGGTGGAGGTGGTGGGTAAAAGAAACGTTTCGCCGCTTGTTGTTCGGCTTGTTTTTTGTTTTTGGCGTGTCCGCGTCCTAAAAATGTATTATCTACAAAAACGTCTATGTAAAAAATACCGTTTTCATGGTTTATGACGCGGTATTCGGGTAAAGGTAAATTATTGGTTTGACAATATCGCATGAGATGATCTTTGAAATTATCATCGACCATGATACAATTCAAGTTTACCATTTCGGGGTTCGTGTATATGTTCAATATGAATTGTTTGGCGTGTAATAAACCGAGATCCATGTATATGGCACCAACCAAAGCTTCAAAAACGTCTTCGAGAATTTTAGGATTTTTATTCCATTCGTTACGCATACCCTTTTCATCCATTTGAACCCAATTATACAAACCGAGTTTAGTTGCGATACCCGCTAAGGTTTCACCGCGGACGAGTTTTGTACGCGCTTTAGTAAGGAACCCTTCCTGTTTATTTTCATAACGATCAAATAAAAATTTTGTAATGACAAAACCTAACACGGAATCACCGATAAATTCAAGAGTTTCAAAAGAACCGTCTAAAGATTCATCTTCTTTTAATGCTGATTTGTGTCTAAATGCTTTTTGGTACAAATCTATCTTAGATATTTTTGTACCAACAAGGGTTTCTACCGAGACCTTGTCGATTAACATGGTTTAGTTATAATACGTATATATTTTTTAAGCCTTTTCTTCTGGTTTGCTGTAGTGTGGGGACAAAAACTTTTGTAAGTTCAAAAACGTAACTTGAGTATCAGCTGGTGGTTCAAGCAAATCACGCAATTTATCGTCGAGGACCAAAACGCGACCGTTATCCGGATGCTTCAAGCCCTTATCGTTGACGTACTTGTTAATCGCGCGCGTGACGGTGCTTCTCGAGACGAGTTCACCTTCTGGGAGTTCCAAAAACGCACGAAGTTTTTCGGAAACGGCTTGTTTGCGGTTGAACCCGTTGTTTTCAGCGCGCTTCGCAGCCTTTTCACCGTTTGGATCGTCTTGTTTAGCCTTTACTTTTCTAATGAGTTTAGAGAGGGTTTTAATATCGTTTCTGAGAGCAGAGATTTCTTCGAGGACGGTTTCAAGAGACATTTTATATATTACTTAGGTTCTCTATCTTTAAGTCTATTTTTTAAACGATGTATATGTACTGAAAATAAGTAGAACAATAACTATGAATGTTAAAAATTTAAAAAGGTTGTCTATACGCATAGGGTACAGGTATCCAAACGCATACGGTTGACGTGGATATACATCTTTATCCTGACCCGGGCATCCACCAGCACAACACTCCTTCTTACACGGTATAATATACCCCTTTTTCCGTATACCGCATACTTGTTCCTTGTGTGGATAAGGCGTGTCGTAATCGGCGTAGCATCGACATGTATCCTGGCACTCCATATTTATTATATAGGTAATATAATAATGGTAAAAACCGTGAAGAGTTTACCTAAATCATATTATCTTGTACTGAGTGGGTACTCATACAAGAATTCGAAAGCATTCATAGATAAATATTTCTTCTTCAATGACCCGGTTCTCAAGAAACATTACGAAAATAATGATATAACCAAATTTAGAAATAGAGTATCGCGAGTACACGGAGATAAAACGTTCGATTCCATGGTACACGTTCTCGTAACAGAGAGTATTCGACCCATAATATACAACATTCTCGAAGATTTAACAAAATTTTTGGATCCCATGGGCGATTTAATATTAAGTGGTGGTGAAGCGCACAATCACTATATCGAAGACGACGAAAGAATAATAACTTCGGATATAGACACGAAATTTGTTCCTCGTATAAAACCAGACCAAAAATTTTTCGGAAAACTCCAAGCCATAAAACTATTGTTATGGAATAAGCTCGGAGAATTGGCGAAACAAAACTTAAAAAAAATTAAAAAATCCGTATTCGACGAACTCGGTAAAGATTATTCGAAAGAACAAATTGATATACGAAAAATATCCAAATTCATAGGTATATTACCATCGAATACAAGTTTGGGTAAAGAAGTAACGAGAAGGTATACACTCATACCAAAAAGAAAGTTCAACAGAAAAAATATTGTTGATACGCTCATAGACGTCGAGGTTTTTACACTTGACTTTAAATTGAGATATTACGACGTAAAAGCGAAATCCATAAAAGAGAAAAATTTTGGTGGTATACTTGATATTGCTTTTATGCGCCCTAAACAACTCGGGTACGATATAGTAAGGCGCACGAAAAAGGTAAGAGGGTACAGAACTCTTGTCATGCGTTATGGCAACTATACACAAAAGTATAAGAACATAAAATTACCTACAAAAGAATACCTTTTAGAAGATTTATATGTCATGTCAAAAATGGGTTTACGACCAGAGAAAGTAGATAAGGATCGAAAACGCATGGTACTACTCGCTAAACAAATGACAAAAACGAAAATTTCGAATACAGATTCTATGGACACTATACTAAAAAAAGCACAAATAAAAAAAGTTCGAAAAATAAAAACGTTCAAAAGTTTAGGAAATACAACTTTACACAAAGCTTCCGAAATAAAACCAGAAAGGTACGAGAAATATACGACGGAACCAGATAAATCAAAATTGAGTAGACAAATCGTACACGGTATAAAAACTTCGAATAAAAATTTCAAAACGCCACCGGGTTACATAAGAACACAATCTAATCATATATTTAACATAGAACGCGCTAAATGGGTACCCAATCCAAACACTAACTATGTAAAAAATGAATTCAATTTCAGACCAATCAAACCTTTAGAAATAAACAAAAATGTAAAAATGGAAGAAACGCTTTATGGTTTTAAACCTATACGAGACCATTGGGTACCTAAACCTATACTCGAAAAATCAGCCATGATTCCGTTTATTGGGTTAAAGAAATGAAACCAATGTAATATACAAAATGATTTACGATACTCTCTCTAAAGGTGAAGACGGTTTGTATCATACGAAAGCTTCAAACGATGATAAGAAACGATATTTTATCCAGTTAAACGGTGTAAAGGTCACGGACGTTGATCAGGAAACGGGCGAAGTTTCATTCGAGGTTACAGGAGACGATAATCAAGCAAAGATTGAAACTGTACACGTTACAAATATCCAATCTGCCGTTGAAAACAGTAAGACTTGGTTTGGTAAAGAACTTTCAGAAAAAACCGTTACAAGTGCTTATACCAGGGGCGACCAGCTTACGGTAGACAGAATTTCAGCAACACGTGTTTTTGATCATAACAAGGAAACCGTTGATTTTGAAACAGTTGTTCCAGGTGCGACGTGTACTGCACTCATTGAATTTTCCGGGATTTGGTTCGCCAAGAAGGCATTCGGTCCTTCTTGGAATATCGTTCAATTGAAAATCCACGAAGAAAAAATGTCGGAACCCGAACCCGAACCAAATTCTGAAGAAACATATCCAGACCAGTACATTATTGAAGACGCAGAATAAAAAAAATTGTTGATAGTATATAAAGATGAAGATGAAGTTGAACAAAGTCACTCCAAGACAGGTCTTGATTGCCCTCGCTATCGCGGTTGTGATCTACCTCATGTTCTTAAACAACACAAAATCCACTTATTCTATTGAAGAACGCATGTACGCACCATCTGGCTACGGTGATATTGGTCCATCTGAACCAGGGTCTGGTTGTGAAATGAAGGCGGGTACCGGTCTCGCCTCTTCTCTTCTCCCAAGAGAAGTTGCCTCGCAAGAAGATTTCGGTGAATTTGCCCCAGAAGATATCCTCGCGGGCCAAAACTTTCTCGAACCACGAGCCCAAATTGGTTTCCCAGAAACGGTCAGTGGTGCTCTCAGAAACGCGAACCAACAAATCCGCGCCGACCCACCAAACCCAAAAGAACCATTCGTATGGAATAACTCCACTATCGCTTCCGATACTATGCGTAGACCATTGTGCTAAATAATTATTTAAAGAATACAGGTATAGTTTATATATAAATGTCTCAGGTTACACCTACAGATGAACTCTCGAACAGCGTCTCTAAATTGGTTGAATTAAACAAGCAAATTACAGAAGCCCGTGAAGATATTAAAGTACTCGTTCAGGCGGAAAAATCGCTCAAGTTACAAGTTAAGAAACTCATGACCGATAACGGTCTCGATGTTATTAACCTTAAAAAGGGTAAAATTTCCGTCAGGAAAAATGCTAGAAAATCAGGTTTAAACAAAACCTCAGTCAAGGAAGGTCTTACCACTTTTTTTGAAGGAAACGAACAACAAGCTGAAAGTGCCTTAAAGGTTATACTCGATAACTTACCAGTAAAAGAATCTACTTCACTCTCACTCACTGGTTTAAAAGATAAAAAACAGGAATAATGGTTTGGAATCAGTACGTATATGAAGCCATGAATGGAAACGATGCCGAAAACAGTGATTACGACGAAGAAATCAATATTGATGAACCTTTACATATAAACGACTGGGAATTGCATTACCAGGACGATCTCCGATATATGTGGGGGATACTACAACAGTACCTATACGATGCTGCTATTTCGCATCATATATTAAACTTTGCAAATTATGACGATTTCGTCGAGTTTTGCTTTTACAACTCTAGATACGGTTCTTAGATTAATATGTAATGAATATATATACAAACATGCTCCCAGATATCACGTCTCAAAAAGTCGCTATTCCAGCCTCGCTTTTTTTAGCGCTCAGTCCAGGTATTCTTCTCAGAACAGACGGTTCCAAAATCGCTTTCAGAGACGGTCTTACCGGCAGGACGGCAGTCATGTTCCACGCCCTCGTCTTCTTTCTCACGTTCTCTCTCATTGCCAAGGCGATGGGTCTCGTTCTTACCAAAACCGATCTTCTCGTCACCACGTCTCTCTTCCTCGCACTCAGCCCAGGCATGCTTTTGACCATTCCACCAGGATCCAAGGGTCTCTTTACTTCCGGTCAAACCAGCGTTCCAGCAGCATTGACACACGCGGTCGTCTTTGCGGTTGTCTTCGCTCTTTTGAGAAAGCAATTTCCTCAGTTCTATTAAGTGATGATATGGATTATCTTATAATAGGCCCAGGTGCCATGGGTATATTTTCCATGTTAGGGTACCTTAAAACTATTGAACACAAAATTCAAAACGTCAAGGAATATTCGGGTGCATCTGCGGGTGCCATACTCTGCACCTTTTTTGCCCTTGGGTTTTCAGTAGACGAAACTTTAGATAAATTACTCGAAATTAACTCAAATAAACTCGTTAAATTAAATTTGAAGTGTTTCATAAATTCGTACGGTTTAGTTGATTTAAAACCTATCAGGGACCAATTTGTTAACGTATTAGGTTCAGATCCCACATTTAACGAAATAGATAAGGCGCTATATATATCCGCATTTTGCGTAAACTCTTCTAAAACAGAATACTTTTCGAAATATACACACCCCGATATGAAAGTCATAGACGCTTTGTGTATGAGTATAGCAATACCCTTTATATTTTCATCGTATACGTATAATGGTTTAATTTACGTCGATGGAGGTACTTTGGAAACCTTACCATCGGCACCATTTTTAGACAAAAAACCCGATAAAATACTTTGTATACGAATGAAAATGGAATCGCAGTTTATAGAAGAAATAAAGAACCCTAAACAGTTTGCAGAAGCGCTCATTGCTTCGACCCTTAATAATAGAAAAAATAACGTCATAAAAAATAGTACAATTATTGATATAGACATAGGTCAAGTCGACGTGTTTAACTTTAACATGTCGTACGAAGACAAGTTTCAATTATACGTAAAAGGCATATCGCTATAACTTTTTTGTTGAGTTATATCAATATGGATGCGTGTGATCCAGGAGTAGACTTAAATAATCTCAGAACACTCGTAAAACAAAATACAGGAAATGAACTGCGACTCTCTAGAAAAGAGGTATGCGATGTATATGCGTCTATCCAGGGCGGGAAATTGCCGTTACCTCCACTCATTTTAAGCAAAGATGGTTCATATATGATAGATAGAAAATCGCCTCTATCACAAAAAGAATATAAAAAACTGTTTAGTGCGTCGACTAAAGTTTCGTCAATTAGACATATAGCGAATAAAGTGGGTGTAGCGCGTTACGCCGACAAAAAACTTACGAAGGCTCAACTCATTGACATAATAGGACGACGCCTTCATTCAATGAATGTCCACGAACCAATTAAATTACGATCCGTTCAAATAAAACATATCGAAAAATACGGCATGAACGAAAACGTGAATGTGAATGTGAACCGTATGAATGAAAACGTGAACGTGAACCGTATGAACGAAAACGTGAACGTGAACGTGAATCGAAAAAACATAAACGAAAGCGTAAACGTGAATCGAAAAAATGTAAACGAAAGCGTAAACGTGAATCGAAAAAACGTAAACGAAAGTGTAAACGTGAACCGAAAAAACGTAAATGTGAACGTGAAACGAAGAAACGTAAACGAAAGTGTAAACGTGAATCGAAGAAATATAAGAAATTATAACAAACCAGCACCCAGAACATTTTCAAAACCAAAAAAACCAACGTTTTTGAATAGAAGTTTTATCCCAACAAATAAAATAAAACCAATGCCCGGGTACGTTTTTAAAAGGAATATCAGGGGTTTAGGTATGTATAAAAATAAAAAACCAAATGTCGTGACGGGTGGTATTATTCAAGGACCCGCGCGAGGTCCAGTTGAAGGTCCAAAAGCACTTGAAACGCGTAATAGAGAAATAAAAGAAAACGAAATTCTTTTACGATCGTACCTTAACCGTGAAAATGTAAGTAAATATATAAATAATAGTCAAAAAACGAACGCGTTTAATAGAGTAAAACGAGGTACAAAGTTCAATAACGTAAAAACATACATTAATGGTATAATATCTACCAAAATAACAAACGAACAGCGTCTCCAAAATCAAAAGATAAAATTGGAACAGAATAGGAACGAGTTACAAAAAATTTTAAGTGAACTCACGAACTTGACAAACACAAATAAAAACGAAATCTTGCGTAAGTTTAATTCGAACGGAAAATTGAATAATGCGAAGACTTTAGCGATTCAAAAGGATAGAGATATTAAGAAAAGTAAACTCGAAAACCTTAAAACAAATCTTACAACGTTTTTGGGAAACAAAAACGTGAATAATAAAGGTACGTACATAAATAGACTGAACGCGGGTGAAGATATATCCAATTTGAAAAGAGAAATCATGGATGTGATTAACAAGAAAGAAGCTGAACGTAAAAATTATGATTTGAAACTCAAAGAATTGAGCGTTTTATTGAACAGTTCTAAAAACCTAAACAATTCCATGAAAGCTAAATTCTTACGAAACTTTGAAAAGACTAAAAATTTCAATAAAGTAAGAAAAAACGTCGAAGACGAATTCAAAAAAATAAATAATGCGCGCAAAGAAGGTGAAATAACATTCAGAAACGCGGATCAAAAGAAATTGTTACAAAAAATTATTAAGAACTTTTCGAACGACGATAAGCGCATGTTCATGCAACGTCTCGAGGCGGGTAACAATTTTAATACGTTAAAGGATAATGCTATTCAAGCAGCTCGTAACCTCAAAAAGGAACGTAAAAATAGAGAACTCGAACAGAAAATGAAAGCCGAGGCTGAATATAAAGAAAAACAAAGGCGACAACAGAAAGAACTTTTGAATAAATTCATGAACAATTCCAATTATTTAAATAATGCGGAAAGGAATGTGTTTAGACAGAGGTTCAATAGCGGTGAAAATTTCAATACTTTAAAAAAAAATATAAACAAACGCACAAAAAATCTGGAAGCGGAAAGTGTTCGAAAAGAAAAGGAGAGGTTAGAAAAACAAGAAAAGAAACGTATTCGAAACGAACAAAGAAAACTTTTAATTGAAATGTTAAACAATTCGAAAAACATGACAAAAGAAAACAAAGCACAATTTTTAGAGCGTTTTAATAAAGGTGAAAAATTTAATATCATAAAAGGTAATGCGTCTCGTAAAGCACAAAATTTGGAAAGGAACAGACTCCAAAAGGAGAAAAATGAAGCTAACCGTTTAGCGAAGGAAAAGAATAGTATAAGGAGTATTTTGAAAGAAACTAACGCTCTCAATAGTAGAGAAGTATCAGAATTTGAAAATCGCATTCAAAAATCAAATACACTTAATAATTTAAAAAATATAAGGTCAAATGTCTTGAAAAGTATATCTTCGTCTAAAATAAAAGCGGAAAGTGAAAAAAGTGTTAAAAGAGCAATTTTAAATTCAGGAAATATTTTTACAAACGAAAATAAGAATGAATTTCTTAGAAGAGTGCGTGAAAATGGAAACCTTCAAAACATATTAAAAAATATTGAAAGACGAAAGGAAGAAGCTATTAGAAAGGCTAAGGAAGAGGAAAATAGAAAGGCTAAGGAAGAGGAAAATAGAAAAGCTGAAGCTAGCCGTTTGGCTAAGGAAGAGGAAAATAGAAAAGCTGAAGCTAACCGTTTAGCGAAGGAAGAAGCGATCCGTTTAGCGAAGGAAAAGAAACTGAAAGAAAAGTATCAAAAATCCTTGAGTAAACTTTTAAATAGTTCTAAAAACCTTACAAATGCGAATAAAGTAAATTATCTTAAACGTTTCGAAAAGGGTGAAAACTATAACGCGTTAAAGAAAAATGTTGTTGGTAAAATTCGAAATCTTGCAAATCAAAGAAAGAAAAAAGAAGAGGAAGAGAGAAAAGCTAAGGAAGAAGCAAACCGTTTAGCGAAGGAAAAAGCGGAAAAGAAACTGAAAGAAAAGTATCAAAAATCCTTGAGTAAACTTTTAAATAGTTCTAAAAACCTTACAAATGCGAATAAAGTAAATTATCTTAAACGTTTCGAAAAGGGTGAAAACTATAACGCGTTAAGGAAAAATGTGGTGAATAAAATTCGAAACCTCGCGAAACAGCGAAAATTGAAAGAAGAGGAGCAAAGAAAAGCTAAAGAAAAAGAAGAAATGATCGAGAAGAAAAAAGCGGAGGCACTTGCAAAAAAGAAAAAGGAAGAGGAGGAAAAGAAGAAAAGGGAAGAGGAAAATAAAAAGAAAGCTGCAAAAAACCAAGAAATGCGCGAATCCTTGACTAATAAAGTTAAATCGACACAAATGAACCAAAAAGTTAAAAACAAATTACTCAATCAACTCAAAAATTACAGTGTTCAGATTCAGAACATTGCACCGAGTATAGAAAAAGTCATAGAATCCGAAAAACTAAACGGTAATTATAACGAAGCTGCAAATAAAAAGAAACGCCAGGAAGTTAAGAAACAACTCGCGGAATACATATCCAAAACGTACCCAAACATGTCGAATGCTGATCGTAAGAAATACATAAATAGTGCAAACCTTACGCACTGGAGAAAAGGTATCTTTACTGGAAGTCAGGGTATGGAAGCAAATCGGGCGTTTAATAGAATTAAGGGTAATATAAAACGAAACATGGATGAAAAGAAAAGAAAAAATGTTCAAGCTAAATTGATAAAAACTATGCAAAATAAACCTCCTCCACCACCCAAAAATAAGAAGGCGAACCTTAAGAAACTCGTTAACAATACTATGAAAGGACGTGCGGCTAAAAATGTAAGCAGACTCAAAAAGAACATTAACGAAGGTATTTCTGAAATGGCGGTAAAAACACGACTCGCACAATTAAATAAACAAACAAAGTACCAGAAATAAGTAATATAAAAAATAAACACAAATCGTTAATAAAAGATGTACACTGGACTTATTCGATACTTCACTTTTATTAAGGGTGCGAAAGATGCAAAAACCGTTGTTAAGGGTAACAAGATGGGAAAAGTTACTGGAAGTAGAGAAGATATGGAAAACCGGGTTAAGTATAAGTGTGGCTTAAAAAGACGCGAGGTTTGGGATGCTAATTCAAAGTCGTGGTATACTAAGGTATACTATGCCGATGGAACGTATTATAATCCGGTTGTATTCCACGAAGGTAAACTCGAAAAAAATCCCAAGTTTAAATAAATGAAAATTCCAATAAGTAACACAGGATACCTTTCAAAACATGGGTACGTCGACGTTAAAGAAAAAACGGAACTTGCGAGACACAGGGCACTTTCCAAAGTTATACGCGCAGGTGAACCACCACTCGGTCTTTTTAGAAGATTGAACGTACTCATGATTTTATTTAAACGTAAAGATCCAAAACTTTCTAAAATTTTTAAGAAGGATCGTGATTGGGTCAAAGAAAAATTTATGCGTAAACAATAAATGAATCCACATTTTGAAGCGTTTTTGAGAACACTTGGTATTTTTATTTCGGTATTTTTTACAGTACGGTGGTCCGAAAAATCGATCGTACCCACTTATGATGTACCCCTCAATGTAGTAACTATTATAACCGCAATTCTATTAAATTACTATGGACCACTGAAGATATAAAATAATTAAAGAAAAGTGTAAATAATATAGTAAGTATGAGTACGTGCTCAGTTTGCTGCGCCACGTATAATAAATCGAATCACAAAAAGGTATCGTGTCCTTCTTGTGATTACGAATCGTGTAGAACGTGTATACAAACGTATTTGCTATCGAGCGTGGAAGATCCACACTGTATGGAATGTAAAATAAAATTTTCGCGCGAATATGTCGATTCGTTTTGTACCAAAAAGTTTCGTAACGTCGATTATAGAAATCACCGCGAACGGGTTTTGTACGATCGTGAAATGGCGCGCATGCCTGAAACGCAACCATACGCCGAACGTAGAATAAAAATGGATACCCTGCGACATAAATATTACGATCTCATGGATACACTCGTACTAGTGCGTGCAACCCGTAACGACGCACGAAGGTTAAATCATGAAACGGGAATGTACGATATTGTCATAGATGAATTGCGCAGACAACTCACTTCCGTTGTTAACGAAGCAAACGATATAGAAAATTCAGATATAGATACAGGTATACTCGCGTTCACGCGTAAGTGTCCCAGTGAAACGTGTCGAGGGTTTCTAAACTCGGAGTGGATGTGTGGTTTATGCGATAAAACATTTTGTGATAAATGTTGCGAAGAACGTTTACAGAACCACGAGTGTGACGAAAAAACGGTCGAAACTATGAAACTCATAAACAAAGATACGAAACCGTGTCCCAAATGCGGTACGATGATACACAAAATAGATGGGTGTGCGCAAATGTGGTGTACAGATTGTCACACCGCTTTCGATTGGCGTTCCGGACATATCGAAACTGGGCGCGTACATAATCCGCACTATTTTGAATTCAAAACGAGGTCTAGGGAACACGGTGATATACCGTGTGGAGGTAGACCCACGTATAACGAACTCATACAAAATGGTGCAAATGAATACCTCATAGATCTAAGTTATAAATTATCACACATAGATAGGGAAATCATATATAAGTACGGTGGTATTTACGACGACGATAATCTACACTTACGCGTATCGTACCTTTTGAAACACATAAATGATGAATCGTTTAAAAAAGAATTACAAAGACGCGATAAAGAAAAGTCTAAACTAAAGGATATACGAAACGTATACGAAATGTTTACCGATACGTGTGGTGATTTACTTCGACAATGGATACTCGATACATCTAGAACATGGGATATATTACACATCGTACACGAATTAGCTAACTATTCAAACTGGGTAATATCTCAGATACGTAAAAGATACAATTCTAGTTTACCACATTATATATTTTTAAAAACATTAAAGAAATCCGATGTAGACTTATAAATGGATTTATTAACTTACGGTTTAACACTCCGTTTCGATAAAAGTTACGCGAGCGCAGGATTACTTTTACCGATACCGGCTAAAATAGTCTACGAATTAACAAAATTTTTTAAAGAAGAAACCGAAGAAATATACAAGTATTATCTAATACTCGTACAGTGTGGTTTACTCATGATCAGGTACGAATGGGAAAGGTACATAGACTTGTTTGATATTTTGTTTAGTGCATGGTCTATACTATTTATCGCACAGAGTAAAAACTTAGAGAACGAGGTAATACAGTTTAATATTCTCGTGAGTACCCTAAAAAGTACGTATTACATGTTCTTAGTGAATAAGTTTCTGTATTTCATGGGAATGTATTTCTCACTCATTAGTATGCTCGTGTACATTAGAAATTCACACGAAAAATACACTTTACCCGTATCAAAGATACTTATGATACCAGCCTATTACGGACTTCTTTTAGCAGTCGAAAGAAATTCTTTATAGATATCAGGATGAATAGAGTGTTGTTACTTATTTCTATAACACTGCTTATACTATATTTTATACCCACGTACACTGATCCAAAAATTATAAAAACCGTTCTTACGAACGATGAGTGTGATCATATAAAACAAGTAGCGTCCAAAAAATTACATGCATCGACCGTTTCAAAATCTCGTAATATCGACGAAACTATACGTAAAAGCGAGACGGCGTGGATAAAGGCATCCGAAGATCCTGTCGTTGATAAACTTATACGTAAATGCGTTTCGATGACGGATCGTCCTTTAAGTAACTGCGAGGATTTACAGGTTTTGAAATACGGACCAGATGGTTTCTATAAACCACATCAAGATGCGTTCCCCGACGATAAGAATAAACGAATGTACACATTCATAATTGCCTTGAATGACGAGTATGAAGGTGGTGAAACCGTGTTTCCAAACATAAACAAATCGTACCGTTTAGAAAAGGGTGACGCTTTGTTCTTTAATACGTTAAACAACTATGAGTGTATGACGAAGAAGGCATTACACGGCGGTGCATCTGTAAAATCCGGTGAAAAGTGGATATGTAATTTATGGATTAGAAAGTATACGTATTAATTTTTTTGTTGTTTAAAAGTAGTATGGCAGGCGGTTCAGAAAAAATTTTAATGCTTGTCTTCATGTTCGCATGTTGCGTATCTATATTAGTAGGATCACTCACTGGTCTATTTGTTTATGGTGATGGTACCACAACCACAACTACAGATGATGGTTCAGGAAGTGGTTCAGTTAAACTAGACGTGGACGTTTCATTAACAGGAGATGCCTTACCCAGCGGTATTAAGTGTTGGTATACCGGTACGTCTTTGGATGAAAGTGGTTTAATATGGAAAGATCGATCAGGTAAAGGTAACGATATAAAAAATGATAACGTAAAAGGTAAGCTAAAAATGGGATTAGATCCAGTATCGGGAAACTACGTTTACGGAAGTACAGAAGATGGTATAACCATACCCTTCGATTTTTCGGGAACGGCGTGGACACTTTTTACAGTTGCGCGGTATAACGGTGAAAATAAGAGAAGACTATTCGATGCTAAAGGTAAAAACTGGCTCGCGGGATGGCACGCAGAAAGAACGGGTGTTGCATACTATGGCGATAAGGGTTGGGTAACACCCATAGAAAATATACACGGTTCCGGGCGAACGTGGATTCAAACTACCGCATATAAAACCCAATTCTTTACGAACGGTGATGTACGCACTACCAAGTACGTTGGAGATGAACCCGGTACGATAACGATAAATATGGGTGATCACGCCAATACCGAATCGAGTGATTGGGCCGTTCACGAAATTATAGTATACGATAAAGCTTTATCACAAAAGGACCGGAAAAAAGTTGAAAAGTACTTAATCGATACGTATATTTCACCGGAACTCCAAAGTGGTATAGACTTTACAAAAGGGTACGAACAAAGTGTAACGCCGGTAGGAAAAGATGGGTTAGGTGGTACCGCCGAAAAGTGTCGTTTATACGCCCTGAAATTGGGGTATAAAATGTGGGGTCACCGAACGGAAAAACACGAAGATGCTATAAAAAACGTATGTTTCTTTTACCCTAACACGGACGGTGTATCGTACGAAGGTGATACTTCGGACGATAAAAACACGGTTGGGTGTACGGAAAAAAGTGCAAAACTTAAAGACGGGTGTATTTTACCACAAGAAGAGGAAGAAGAAAACTGATACATTTACTTTGACACCTCACCAACCACAAGTTTTCGTGAACCATCACCTTGAACCGCCCAGATTTGGTCTAATTTGGCAGCTGGACAATCAATATCATTTTGATTATCTCCCCACGAACCCCAAGTATTTTTATTTTTACTACCTACATTACTTGGGTCAGAACAGATACGCCCGCACCCTGGTACGTCTTGGTGGACCGCTTCACCGTGAATACACCAACCATCATCACCAGATGGGATTTGATGAGGAATTTGCGTTAGCTGTTCACCGTCATCACCTTCGTCGTCTTCGTCTTCGTCTTCGTCTTCGTCTTCGTCGCCGTCGTCGTCGTCGCCGTCGTCTTCGTCGTCACCTTCGTCACCGTCCTCTTCTTTTTTAGTAAGTAGTAGACCACCTGTAATTAAAAAAGAACTCGATGAGCAGCAACAACACACAACCAATACAAGTAACGCTAAAAGAACAGTGGTATCGTCATTACCTGGTGTAGCCATTTTAATAGTAGTATACATTTTAAATAATAGTTTATATAAATGGTAAATAACAATACAGCTAAAAACAGAAAAAATTTAATAAACTATATAAACTCGAAAAACAAAATATGCAACGGTCTTAATAAAATGCAATTCGTTAATCAGTTGGGTAAAAAAACACTGAATGAAATTAGAGAAAATATAGATAAAGAATTTCGAAAACAACAACTCCGTTTTTTAGGTAGAGGGTGTGGTAACGGTATAAATCTTCGAAAAACTCAGGGAAAAAAAGGTTTATTTAGTAAATTTAAGCGTGTTCGGTAACGATACCTTTTTCGGCTAACATTTTTCTGTTTGCCATGTGTTGTGCTTGAACATCGTCCTTGTTTTGACCGTGGTACGGAACGGCGTGTCCGTTTTCACACATCCACCTGTTTACGTTGGTCCAGTTCCCGTCTTCCGAAACCCATATTTCACCGAGAACGCGTCCGAACTTACCGCGACTATCCATTTCCGGACATCTTAATTCGATCTCAATATCGTCCTTTTCAGATGCAACCGCTTTCATACACCATTCCGCGAGGTTTTTCTTTGCGAGATTCCCATAGACCTTTTCAACTTCATCTGACGTTCGTGATTCAGGGGTATCGATACCGAGAAGTCGTACGCGTTGGCGCGTCATGACGTCAAACCCCAAATCTATGAGTACGTCCATTGTATCACCGTCGACGACCTTTTCGATCGCGGCAATCTTAAACTTGAAATTACATGGGGCTTGGTTATATGTAGTCATTATATATAGTTTAGTAGTTTATTCTTTAACTATAATTAAAAAATAAAAATGACATAGAAAGCCTAAGTAGATCTAAATAGATCTAAAATTATATTAAAAACTTTGATCTAAAGATCGATAAACACAAAATATGCTTACACTCATGGAACGCCAACACTTCCCACTTTTCGGTGAAGAAAAGGACGAATTCGAAGACGACCGCGAAATCCTTAAAAGACAGATCACTAAAAAACACCGTTCGGGTGTTTCTCCAATCTACGATAGTCAAAGACAGTTTGCAAAGACTGTATGTGATCTATTTGACGATAAAAAAGTTTTATTCGTGACTTCTATATTATCCACACAGGCGGGTAAAACAGGAACTATGATTTCTATTATTGAGCAATACGTAGAAAGAAATTGCATACCTTTTGAAAATATATACATCATAACGGGTTTGAGTTCAAAATCATGGAAGAAGCAGGTTAAAGATAGGTTTCCTAATCTTTTAGAAACCCAAATTTACCATCGTAACGATTTGAAAGATAGAGTCTCTTTTGAATTGACCTTTAAAAACGATGCGTTGATAATCATGGACGAGATGCACATTGCAGCTCGTAAAAAGCAAACCATGGATATTATGTTCGAGGAATTATCGTTCGCGAAACGCGAAAACATGTACGAAAAAAATATAAAAGTCGTTGAATTTTCCGCGACACCCGACGGTGTGTTGAAAGATCGATTACAATGGGGTGAATCGTCAAAAGTAGTATTCGGCGAACCGGGTCCCGGATACAAAGGAATTCGCGAATTTTTCAGCGAAAATCGTATTTTTCAATGTAAAGAGTTATGTGGGTTTCATAACGATCCTAAAAAGGATACACAAGAGGAAGCCAAGGGTAACATTCGTGATCTTGGAAACTTCATTATTAACAGGTATGGTATTGGTAACCCAAAATATCATATTATTCGTACCCCTACCGGTGAAGCCAGTCGAGTGATGATGAATAATTTTAAGGAAATTTACGGTTATAATGTGGATTATAAGGAGCATAACGGAATTACAGAAGAAGAAAATATAAACGATATCCTCGATATCGAACCAAAAAAACATACGTGCGTTTTTATAATGGAACTGTGTAGGTGTGCAGATACCATTAACAAAAAGTACGTCGGTGTTTTGTACGAACGAAATGTGAAAATTTTCAACGATTCTGCTCAGGTACAGGGGTTATCTGGTCGCATGTGTGGTTACGACGACACAGGTGAAACGGTTGTTTTTGCGAATGTACCGAGTCTTAAATTATATTTACAGCATTATGATTCTGGGTTTACGCGAACCGATTTACCTTGGAATTGTAACACGAAAAACGGTACATATGCACGCGAAGATACAGATTCCGAATGCGATTCTGAAAATGATGCATTGGAGTATGGGTACAGGGTTTTTGAAAACGAAGAAAGATACAACGAACTCGAGATTTTTACGAGATCGCACCTCGGTGGGTGGGTACCCCGTAAAAATGCTGGTAAAAGTATTAACGAACTCAAAAACCATACCTCGAATGATCTCATTGTTCGACACTGGGGTTTATCCACTAAAAATCCAAAACGCATGGCCCTAGGAAGTGATGGAAAATGGGTCGTTTGGTGGTTGAAAAGTAAAT